CCGGCTCTTCGAAAAATCTCCGAAGCGATATTTTTTGAAAACTTTTTGGACCGAGGACAGGGTTCTGATGGATAGGATGGGTTAAAACTAGGAAGCTTGGCGACCTTCCTCTCCTTTCAAGGCTACCATGTCATGTTAACCCTTGCACAAACTGGTATACAACTCATCCTATCCACCAGAATTCTGTTCACAAACTGTATAGAAACTCTGGAGGTGAGGACTCATGGCCAGACGAAAGTCTACTAGAACTATCCCCATGACTGACGAAGATCGCGAGAATCAGTTGATCGCAGAGGCCACAGCCCTTGCCGAGCAGAAGATCCGTGATGGTACAGCTCCTACTCAGGTCCTCATCCACTATCTTCGCCTAGGAACTGAGAAGACTAGGCTTGAGAACGAGAAACTTCGAACCGAGAACAAGCTTCTTGAAGCAAGGATCGAAGCTCTTGAGAGTCAGAAGCAGACTCAGGCCATCTATGAGGAGGCGCTCAACGCTATGCGCTCCTACAGCGGTCACGGTTACGAGGAAGACAATGTATAGGACCTACCAAGAGCTATCGCAGATCGATAATTTCCTAGACCGGTTCAACTATCTCAAGTTGAACGGCAAGGTTGCTCAGGAAACATTCGGTTACGATCGCTATCTCAACCAGATCTTCTATTCTTCTCCTGAATGGAAGCGAACAAGGCGAAACATCATCGCAAGAGACATGGGTTTGGATCTTGGAATGGAGGGGTACCCGATATTCGGACGAGTCTACGTCCACCACCTGAACCCAATCACTCCTCAGGACATCCAAGACCGGTCTCCTCTCTTGTTCGATCCTAACAACCTTATCTGCTGTGCTTACGATACCCATCAGGCTATCACGTTCGGATCCGAGGATCTTATTCACAAGGATCCTATTGAACGCAAGCCTAACGACACATGCCCTTGGAGGTGAGAAACTTGTACAGTTCGTATCATTCGCAATATTTGATGCACTACGGCGTCAAGGGCATGAAGTGGGGAGTTCGTCGCTACCAGAACGAAGACGGTACTCTCACAGCTGCTGGCAAGAAGCGCGATGAATATCTGAGAGCCAAGGACAAGTGGCTGTCGGCTCGTGGTCCCAAGACCACCGCAAGAGCCCGAATTGCCATGAACAAAGCTAAGAGAGAGTTTAAGGATGCTAAGGCTCAAGAAGGACTTTCTCAGCAAAGTAAAAAGTCCAAGCATCAACTCAATCTTGAGAAGGGCTACGTCGCTAAAGGCCTTAATGCTAAAGAAGCGGAGATCCAAGCTTATAAAAGGGTCAAAGTAGAGAAGGCTCTAGCAGTTGTTGGCGGAATGACGCTTGCGGCAGTCGGCGCTTATGTTGCCTACAAGCATTACGACAACGTAACAGACCGAGTACTCAAGCAGGGCTTCGAGCTTGGTCGAATTACAGATCCAATCGAGAAGGGTGTCCATGACGCCTTCTATGCGTTCGCCAACAAGCATGACGAGAAGCGTTACACAGGTCTTTATGGCTCGCATATTCAGAGTCTTTATGGATCAGCGGTTCGCAAAAGCATCAAGGTCGTCGATAGCGTTAAGATTGCTTCTCGAAAGAGCGCACGAGACACGATGAGTAAGCTTGTTGCCAGTGATCCCGAGTATAAGAAGAAGCTTCTGAAGACTATTTCAGACCACGAAGCTAATATTTCGAACAACATGGGCGCCTGGAAGGTAGCTGGTGCTCTTAAAGACCTTACCGAAGGCAAGGTTACCGATCGAGTCTATGACGCGGCAAACGTGGCGCTGGTTTACCATGACGATAACAGCAATGCGGTTTCTAAGCAGTTCTATGATGCACTTAAGAAGGCCGGGTATGCTGCGGTTAGGGACATCAACGATTCAAAGTACTCTGGGTATGGGACAAAGAACCCGCTCATCATATTTGACGCTTCCAAGGTTAATATTGAGTCTGCAAAGGCTCTTGGAAAGAAGGCCGTTGAGAGCGCCAATCGAACAGAGATGAACAAGCTTCTCGTGAAGCAGTCGGCAAAAGAGCTAGGTGTTCAGGCCGGTATTTATGGATCGTTGTTTGGAATCCCGATCGGTGCTGCGCTTGCATCTGACAAGGCTAAAGAGAGTAAGTTTGTTCAGGAGTATCGTAACGAGCATCCTGAAAGCAAGCTTTCCCGTAATGATATTCTCTCAATTCGTGATGCCGAACTTCTTGGGGTTTCGTAGGAGGTGATATTTGCATGAGTCTCTCAAACACAGCGACTCCCATCTATTACGGCAGATTCAGAGACGCGGTTATTCGTGGCGAGATTCCCGTGTGCGAAGAGATCTCATTGCAAATGAACCGCATCGATCGACGTATCAAGGACCCTAATTTCTATTACGATGACGAGGCCATCAACGGGTTCGTCAAGTTTTGCGAGAACGAGCTGACCCTTACGGACGGAAGCGATCTCAAGCTTCTTGACTCGTTCAAGCTTTGGTCTGAGGACGCGCTCTCATGGTTTTATTTCGTGGATAAGTCGTTTTACGAGCCCGGAGAGTATGGACGTCCTGGTAGATACGTAACGAAGCGCGTCAAGAAGCGACTCTGCAACAAGCAGTACATCATTACGGCTCGTGGATCAGCCAAGTCTATGTACGCCTCTTGCCTTCAGGCATATTTTCTAACTGTGGACACGACCACAACCTCTCAGATCACGACGGCTCCGACAATGAGGCAGGCTGACGAGGTTATGTCGCCGATCAGGACGGCCATCACTAGGTCTAGAGGTCCGCTCTTCAGGTTTCTAACCGAAGGAACGTCTATCAAGAACTCTTCTGGAAGCAAGGCCTCCATGGTCAAGCTGGCTTCCACTAAGCAGGGAATCGAGGATTTTCTTACAGGTTCGAGGCTTGAGGTCCGACCGATGTCCATCGACAAGCTTCAGGGTTCTCGATGCAAGATTGCCTCTGTTGACGAGTGGCTTTCCGGAGATGTTCGAGAAGATGTAGTTGGAGCTATCGAGCAGGGCGCTGCGAAAAACGGCGAGTACCTCATCATCGCTATCAGCTCCGAGGGTACAGTCCGTAACGGCGTGGGCGACACTATCAAGATGGAGCTCATGTCCATTCTCAAAGGCGAGTACAACAACCCGCATGTCTCGATCTTCCACTACAAGCTTGATGATATTTCTGAGGTCTCTAAGCCGTACATGTGGATGAAGGCTGCTCCAAATCTTGGACAGACCGTGTCCTACGAGACCTATCAGAACGAGGTCGAGAGGGCCGAGAACAACCCTTCTGCAAGGAATGATATTCTTGCAAAGTGGTTCGGCATCCCGATGGAGGGATACACCTACTACTTCACGTACGAGGAGACCCGCCCTCACAAGCGTCGCGAGTTCTGGCAGATGCCGTGTGCTATGGGCGTGGACCTTTCGCAAGGCGACGACTTCTGTGCATTTACGTTCCTGTTCCCTCTCAGGGACGAGACATACGGAGTCAAGACTCGGTGTTATATTTCGTCTGACACGATGATGAAGCTCACTGCTGCAACGCAGATCAAGTACCAAGAGTTCATGAAAGAGGGATCTCTCATGATTCTTGACTGTGTGGCATTGAACATGAACGAGGTCTACGACGATCTCGAAAGGTTCATCATCGACCATGAGTATGATGTCCGGGCAATGGGTTACGACCCTTACAACGCCAAGGACTTTGTCATGCGATGGCAGACGGAGAACGGGCCGTTTGGAATCGAGAAGGTCATTCAGGGGGCCAAGACCGAGTCAGTACCCCTTGGAGAACTTAAGAAGCTCGCTGAGAACCGTAAGATCCTCTTCGACGAGGAGCTTATGTCCTTCTGCATGGGTAATGCCATCACCATTCAGGACACTAATGGCAATAGGAAGCTCTACAAGAAGCGACATCAGGACAAGATCGATGCTGTCGCCGCTATGATGGACGCTTATATTGCCTACAAATTGAATCTTGATTCATTCGAGTAAGGAGTAGTGATGGCGCATCAATTCAGCGACGACGAGCGAAAGCGACTAGCTCGTCAAGGCAAGGCTATGCCGGATGGTGGATATCCTATCCGTAACCGGGAGGACCTAGTCAACGCGGTTCGTGCCTACGGTCGAGGCAACAACAAGGAAGAAGTCAAGAAGTGGATCAAGAAGCGCGCCAAGGAGCTTGACGCTGAGCAGTATCTTCCTGACAACTGGCAAGTCGATGACGATGACTCTCTAGCCCATCACGGAATCAAGGGTATGAAGTGGGGAGTCAGGCGTTATCAGAACAAGGATGGCTCACTGACGGCTAAAGGTAGGAAGCGATATTCTGAAAGGCAGAACGCATCCGATTTCTATCGAAGGCGCGCCGTTTCGAATCGAAAGTATGCTGCTGCATCCGATAAGGTTGTGGAAGATCTTAAGACTCCCGGAAAGACCAGAGACAAGGTAGTCAAGAAGATGTTCGGAAACGACATCTACGACAAGAATTTCGATCTTGATCAGAACATATCCGATCTTTCTAGGATACTGTCTAGCGACTCCAAGTCTTTTAGGGAAGCGGCTTCCAAGTACGACCGAATGGCTGATCGACTGAGCAAAGCAGACCTTTCCGATAGAACGTTTCTTGAGAAGGCCAAGTCCTCTAGATCTAGAGGCAAGGCTATCACAGCATCGTTGACAGCGGCCGTCGGGGCGTATCAGATCTACGAGGTTGCCAGCGGTCAAATTACTGTTGGAAGGGCTGTAGCTAGAAGCCTCGGCGGATTGGCGCTTTCTATGTTTATTGGATCTGCTGCTACTAATTCTCCGGATTACTACTTTAAGAAAGAAGTGGAGAAGGGGAAGGCTTAGCCAAGAAAGGAGGCAAGATGCCTACTTACAGCGACTACCTTGCCCATTACGGTGTCAAGGGTATGAAGTGGGGTGTTCGTAGGAAGCGCGACGAGCACAACAAGAACTATACCGATAAGCAGCGCAAGAACGACCGAGCTATGTACGGCAACCGAGCCGAGAAGCGTATCAACCGTAAGCTAAACGAGGGTTACGGACTTCGTGGTGCTCGCCATTTCGAGGTCGAGCGCAAGGAGCGTAGCGAGAAGCGCAAGAAGACAGCTAAGAAGATCAGAAGGGCTGTCACCGGAGCTGCTATTACTGCCGGGTCCATGGTTCTCAGCGACATGATCTTCAACCAGGGAATGGGCACTAGGGCGGCTGTCGACTTCGGCAAGGCCGCGGTTCGTACCGGGATGAATGTCGTGAGCAACATGAAGAATGCTCGGTACAATCAGGCGGAGATTCCTCTTCGTCCTTGGGAGTATAAGGTTCATTAGTCAAAATGGAAGGAGTTTAGATGGAATCCAGTATCCTCAACACCATCAAGCCCCTTCTTGGTATTGAAGTTGACTATGACGCGTTTGATGCTGAGATCATCGCAGGCATCAACTCTGCGTTGATGGCCATATCTCAGGTTGGGGTTGGCAGGCAGGGGTTTACTATCTCCGGCGAAACCGAAACTTGGGATCAATTCCTTGAGGGACGCACCGATCTTCAAGCTGTAGTGACCTATGTCCAGCTTAAGACAAAGCTTATATTCGATCCGCCGGAGTCGTCCTCAGCATCCACCGCCATTAACGAGATGCTCAAGGAATACGAATGGCGACTCTACGAGCAAGCTCAGGAGTGAGGGGGAGGCGATGAAGACACATACAGTTAAAGTTCGTGACCGCCAGCTCTCTTGTGACTCTAAGCTTATTCCTCAAGGTAGTCATGGTCAGGATGCTATCGAGCTGGACCTTGACGACGAGTGGGATGGGCTAACTGTCTACATGGTCATCAAGAGAGGTGAAGACAAGCGGGTTCTTGATTACACTGAAGAGTCCCAAGCCGGTCCTGTTACGCTTCCTGACGATATTCTCGATAAACTCGGACCTATCAGTGTGGCCCTCGTGGGTCTTGGGCCCGACGAATCGAAGATCACGACCTTTTATTCGCCCCAGCTCTTTAGAGTTGTCTCTGCGGGCGCTACTTCGGAAGTTTAGGAGGCAATTATGTCGAAATGGTACAAGGCCTCCGAGCTGGAGCGCGCTCGTACACCTATGGTTATGAGTTCTGAGATGGGTTTGCCTGATAACCATGTCATCACCGTTACCGAGCGAGTTATCTCGATCGACAACACCGAGCTTATCCAGAACAACATCGCCACCGACACCTTTACTCTCGTGCTTGACGCTGAGTGGGACGACATCACGCCCGTCGTCATATTCTCAAATGATACTAGCAAGTACTCGGTGATGTATGAGGGGTCCGCTACAAAGATCCCCGCAAAAGCGATGGAGCGGGTCGGTGATATTCAGGTCTCTGTCTATGGCTTGAACGACGAAGGCGACGTCCGTGTCGTCACTCAGAAGCCCGATTCAATGGGCATGACCGTGATCGAGTCCGGCGAGTTCAATGGGCAGGTTTCTGCGGATGATGTATCGCTTCTTGGCCAAATCCTCCAAGCTGTGAGCGACGCGGAGACTGCTATCACCGAAGCCGAGACCGCCATCACCGCAGCGACTAATGCGACGAGCCAGGCGACCTCAGCCGCCACCTCTGCGAATCAAGCGGCATCGTCCGCCAATTCCGCAGCCTCTTCGGCGAACAGCGCAGCGACCCGTGCCACCTCGGCAGCGGTCAATGCCGAGAACGCCTACGACACGCTGCAACCCTACATGGCGACCATCGACTCGTGCGCGAATATCCTGCACCGCGAGGTAGGTCCTGACTCCGTCGTGACCGCAGACGACTCGTTCCCCTGCAAGCCGGTGGAGATGGTCGTGTACGGCAACACGGTGCAGAATCTGTGGGCGAATCCGCATGGTACGCAGAATGGTGTAACCACGACAGAGAATAGTGATGGTTCAGTTTCTTTTTCTGGAACCACAACGGCGGGTATAAGCAATTGGACATGTCCTCCAGCGGTATCGTACATTTTGAAGCCAAGCGCTCAATACACGCTGTCTATGTCCGGTGGTACACAAATTGGCGTAGAAATTATCCCGTATAATTCGGATGGAGCGTACATACCGGGAGGAAAGATTACCCTGTACCAACCCGGTTCGATTACGTTTACCGCGCAGACATCTGTTTCGTATGCCAATTTTATATTCTCCACAAGAGTTGCATCCGGCACCACCGTCTCCGGCACCTACCGCGTCATGCTCAACGAAGGCAGCACCGCAGAACCGTGGTGCCCGCCCGGTCTGAACAGCGTGGGCGACGGGGGCAGCGTTGATATAGTGACAGCGGGGAAGAATCTGATTGATTTCGGTAAGCTCAATCCGGCGTATTATGACGTGTCCGGTGACGGATTGAAGATTGTGAAACCCGACGAACAAGCATGGAAAAACATTCAGCCGATGTTGCAGCTTCCGCCGGGAGACTATACGTTCAGATGTGCTGGCGCGTCAAATTTTCAAATATTGACTAGGAATGTCGGAGACACGGACTGGGGTTCTTCTATTTCTAGTTCTCCTCTGCATCTTTCCGTAACGACCGAGATTGCGGTAAAGATGTTCGCGTATGTCGGCACGACCGTCTATCCACAACTCGAACTTGGCTCCACCGCCACCGACTACGAGCCGCCGAACATCACCACCACCCCCATCGACCTTCAGGGCCACACGCTCAACTCCCTGCCCGATGGAACCCGCGACGAGCTGCACATCGACGGCGGCGGGAACGTGGTGCTGGAGAAGAGGTGCGGTGTGGACGTAGCCCCAACCAGTGCGGGAGAGTGGACATGGGACGCAGAATATGGCAGAGGCCTATTCGGCATATCTCCTAAAGCGATTAATGTGGCCGGCATAGGAACACTTCTTTGCGACAAGCTTCCACCGAGAGAAGTCCAAGCAGATGCAACGGAAGGTACGTACTCTTTAGCCGCTACAGTTAGCGCCTACGCCAGAGTATCCACAATCGATTCCCTTTCGGAACTGGTGCCAATAGCTGGTGGAGCTACGTATATCTACAAGCTCGCCGAACCCCAGACCATCGACCTCGGGACCATCACCCCGCCGACCATGGCAGCACCGAACGTCACGGCGTATGTCGCGGACGACACACCGGCTGAGATGGAGTTGGATTACGTAAGGGATATTAACATTGTAGTCGATCGGCTTGAGGCTAAGATTGCTGATCTTGTAACTAAGGAGGCCGCTAATGTATGATGATATCGTCAAGGTGATCCAAGCTGGAGGGTATGCTCTCGCAGACCTCCTGCACCGGATCGACGTTATCTATGTTTCGGGCAAGCTGACTGATGAGCAGCGCGAGCAGCTCTACTCTCTTGCTCGAAAGGATGCGAATCCTCAGGATTCTCTCGCCCCGGTGCTTGATCGCCTTGATATTCTTGAGGCTTGGCGAAAGGACGTTGATGCCAAGCTTTCCGAGATCGAGGGTGGTGGGGAAACTGAGCCTCCTGAGCCTGGGGAGGAGTGGCCGGAGTATAAGGCTCCCACTGGTGCTCACGACGCCTACTATAACGGCGACAAGGTTACTTTCAACGGAGAGCACTACACCTGCACTGCTCCCGACGGAGTAGCCTGTGTCTGGGATCCCTCCACATATCCCGCATACTGGACCAAGGAGGAATAGCCTCCTTTCAAGTCAAAATAGGAGGTGAACATGTATCCCTACGGGTCCTACCTTGCTCACTACGGAATCAAAGGGATGAAGTGGGGCCGTCGGCGTTACCAGAACAAGGACGGCTCCCTAACCCCAGCTGGTCGGGAACGATACAGCGAGGATTCCAATGAGGCTTACAACCTCAAGCGAAAGGGTGTCGACCAACTCTCCAACAAGGAGCTTAAGCGGCTTAACGAACGCCTGAACCTTGAGCAAAACTATAGAAGGCTCAATCCAAGCAAAGTCAAGCGCGGCGCTAAGATCGTTGCGGGAGTAGTTGGAGCCACTACCGGAGCCATCGGCGTTATGAACACCCTCACGGGTGCGAAGAACTCCCAATGGTTCAAGTTCGGAAAGTCATTGATCGAATCTAAGATTAGAGGATAGGAGGTTAAGGTGCCATATTACAACGACTACCTTGCGCATTACGGTGTCAAGGGCATGAAGTGGGGTATTCGTCGGCAGCGTCCCAAGTCAGCTCCTAGGACGAACTGGGGCAAGAACCGCCAGTACGCCAAGGAGCAGGACCGTCGAGATCGAGAACTCTACAAGTCTGATAAGGACAAGTGGAAGTCTGCAAAGAAGTCCACGGCACGAGGCTCTGAGGCGCGCAATGCCGCCAAGAAGGAGTGGAAGACTGCTAAGCGCCGGCACGCTAGCTATCAGAACGTCGCCTACACATACGCTTCCCAGTACGGCATGTCGAAGGCCGCTCGTGGCAAGCAGATGAAGAAGCTCGGCATTACTGCTGACACTCCTTACAGCAACCTTTCGGTTGGAAAGACCGTTATGGAGAACGGTAAGGCTATGGCTAAGCAGACGGGCAAGTACATGCTTGCGTCTGTAGCGACAAGCGTCGCTGTTGCTGCCGGCAAGGCCGCTCTCTCTAGTTATCTCGGGAACAATGGAGGCGGCGGCTCTGCGGTAAAGGCTCTTGACACGAATCTCATTGAGCTGGACCCAAAGCAGTACAAGGTTTCCTAATAAAAGCCCCGATCACGTCAAAATGGAAGGAGGTGGTTTATGAGCAAGTCACTTGGGGAACGCTTTGGAATGGCCCTGCGTCACGGAATCGATGTCTTCAGAAACGGAGAGCAGGACAACTTCGTCTGGCCCGATCCTAGAGTCGATATTGGGCCGGGGTATGGAGATCGACCCGATCGAAAGCGTACCCTGTTCGGTGGAGAGCGAACCATCATCTCCTCCATTTACACGCGAATCGCTATCGACGTGGCGTCTACGACCTTCGAGCATGTCAAGGTTGACTCTAACGAGTTCTACAAAGAGACAGTCAACTCCGGTCTCAACCGATGCCTGAACATCGAGGCAAATGCTGATCAGAGCGCATTCGCGTTCAAGGTAGACATGGTATATTCCCTTCTTGATGAAGGATCGGTGGCTCTGGTCCCAACGGAGACGTCCAAGACTATCAAGGACGGCAACACGTTCAATATTTACAGCATGAGGGTTGGCAAGATCGTCGGATGGCATCCTCGTTATGTTGACCTGATGGTCTATAACGAGAATACCTCCCGGATCGAGCCTCTCACTTTGCCTAAGTCGTCTGTAGCAATACTTGAGAACCCGTTCTACTCAGTCATGAACGAGCCTAACTCGACTCTCAAACGACTGGTTTACAAGCTTGGGCTTCTTGACGAGGCTGATGCTAGAGCGAACTCTACGAAGCTCGATCTCATCATTCAGCTTCCGTACACGATCAAGAGCGATTTGCAGCAGAAGCGAGCTGCCGACCGAAAGAAGGACATCGAGTTCCAGCTTACCGGATCCAAGTACGGTATCGCCTACCTTGATGCCACGGAGAAGGTAACCCAGCTCAACCGCCCCGTGGAGAACAAGCTTCTTGAGCAGATCCAGCAGCTCACGGATCAGCTATACAGCCAGCTTGGTCTTGATGCAAGCATCCTCAACGGCACGGCGACCGCTGAGACGATGAACAACTACTATCAGCGAACTGTCTCCGCCATCGTCCAGACGATCAAGGAAGAGCTTACTCGCAAGTTCCTCAGCAAGACCGCTAGGTCTCAGGGACAGCGCATCATGAACTTCCAAGATCCGTTCAAGTACATGACGGTGAACCAGATCGCGCAGATTGTCGACACCCTCAGCCGCAACGAGGTCCTCACTCCCAACGAGTTCAGGGTTTCGCTTGGTTACAAGCCCTCGTCTGAGCCTAGCGCCAACGAGCTTCGTAACAAGAACCTCATCAACCCGGATGATACCTTCGGTGGGCCACCCGGCGAAGGGGAGGTTCCTGTCGAGGAGACTGGTGAGGAGTTGCCGCCTGAAATGGATCCAAACGCTCAGTTCGAATAAGGTCAAAATGGAATTGAATTGTAGAGGAGGTAGTGATGCCGGTTACCGGGTACGACTTCTCCGGATACGCGACTAAGAACAATGTTCGTTGCGCAGACGGGCGAGTCATCATGCCGGATGCATTTAAGGAGCAGAATCATGCGACCGTGCCGCTTGTGTGGCAGCATGACCACATGACTCCTGACAATGTGCTCGGCCACGCTATTCTTGAGAACCGAAGCGATGGTGTTTACACTTATGGCTTCTTCAACAGCACTCCTTCGGGCGTCAACGCCAAGGAGTGCGTCAAGAACGGCGACGTCAAGGCCCTTTCGATTTACGCCAACAAGCTTAAGCATCGCGGTAGCGAGGTCATGCATGGCGTTATTCGAGAGGTTAGTCTGGTACTTGCCGGGGCCAATCCCGGTGCGTATATCGACACTGTCATGGTTCATTCGGACGACGATGACGACACAGAGGACGCGTACATCAAGTTTGTAGAGCCTGACAATGTCCTGTTCCACTCCGACGACTCTAATGATGAGTCTACGGAGCCTGTTACTAATGAGTCTGAGGAGGCCATTGCGCACGCCGAGGGCGACGATAAAAAGGAGGACGACATGCCTGCCAACAAGCAGTCTGCTTCTGGTGGCGACAATCGCACCGTTCAGGACATCATCGACACGATGAATGAGGATCAGAAGAACATTCTGTACGCACTCGTCGGCATGGCCGCCGACGGTGGAGATGAGGAGGATGACGTGAAGCACAACGTCTTTGAGGGTGACGACGAGATGAACGCCCTTGCCCACGCTGAGGACTTTGCCGAGATTATCCGCGACGCCAAGCGTTACGGCTCCCTCAAGGAGTCTGCGCTCCAGCACGGCTATGAGGATATTTCCCTTGATGATGTCCTCCAGCACGATGCTACTTATGGTATCGAGCAGATCGATTACCTGTTCCCTGACTACAAGAACGTTACCCGCGTTCCCGGCTTCGTCAGCCGCGACATGTCTTGGGTCTCCAAGGTGATGGGTGCTGTCTCGCACACCCCGTTCGCCCGCATCAAGACTGTCTTCGCTGATATTACCGAGGACGAGGCTCGTGCGAAGGGTTACATCAAGGGTAAGCAGAAGAAGGAGGAGGTGTTCACGCTCCTCAAGCGTACCACCGATCCTCAGACCGTCTACAAGAAGCAGAAGCTCGATCGCGATGACGTGATTGATATTACTGACTTCGACGTGGTCGCCTGGCTCAAGGGCGAGATGCGTATGATGCTCGACGAGGAGCTTGCTCGCGCCTTCCTTATCGGCGACGGTCGTGTCTCCTCTGCCGAGGATAAGATCCAGGAGGCTCACATCCGTCCGATCTGGACCGATGATGACTTCTACACCATCAAGGCTGATATTGAGGTCGAGTCCACCGCTACTGATGACGACATCGCCAAGGCGGTCATTCGTGCTTCCATCAAGGCCCGCGTCGACTACAAGGGCTCTGGCAACCCGACGTTCTACACCACCGAGGAGATGCTGACCAACATGCTGCTCCTCACGGACAACGAGGGTCGCGACCTCTACGACTCCGTCGACAAGCTCGCCAAGAAGCTCCGTGTCAAGGAGATCGTCACGATCGAGGTCATGGAGGGCCAGACCCGTCAGCCGTCCTCTGGCACGCTGACTGGCAAGACCCTGACCCTGCGTGCCCTGATCGCCAACCTCGCCGACTACAACGTTGGTGCTGACAAGGGTGGCTCCATCAACCTGTTCGATGACTTCGACATCGACTACAACCAGATGAAGTACCTGATCGAGACCCGTTGCTCCGGTGCCCTGATCAAGCCCTACTCCGCTATCGCGGTGGAGACCTACCCAAAAGCGTAGTCCCGTCGGTAGATGATGTCACTGTTGCTCCTATGAGCAACGAGGCTGACGCTTATGGAAAGACAGTCTCGGATCTTCAGAGTAACATCAAGATCTCCGGGAATGCCATTAGCGGTAACCTCAACTACGTGACGGGTTACACCGGATTCAACGGGGCTGATCCTACCGAGCAGGCTGGCAACTTCCTTGCCCTTGACTTCTCGGCGACTCCGTTCCCGAATCCCTGTACCGTTGAGCTGGTTGGCGGAAAGAAGGGTCCTGTGGCGCTGACTTCGGATGATCATTTCTGTGTCTTCCGTGTCACGTCTAACACCCAGTCCATCAAGCTTACTGCGAATGGTGGAAACAAGACCTTTACGCTAACCGGGCTCACTCTTGCTCCGAGCGCTTAAGGAGTAGAAATGCCTAAGTATTACGGAGAAATCGGCTATGCTGAGCCTAAGGAGACTGCTCCTGGCGTTATATCCGAAGTAATCACGGAGCGCAAGTATCGCGGTGATATTCTCACCAACAAGCGACGTCTTGAGGCTAACTCCGACAGTGTCAATGACACGATTTCGGTAAGTAACAGTATCAGCATTCTCGCCGACGCTTACGCATACGAGCATTTCTTCGCAATACGATATGTGCGTTGGATGAATACGTGTTGGAAAGTCTCTGAGGTCGAGGTTAAGCGACCGAGATTGATATTGACGCTAGGAGGTATCTGGAATGGGCCGACGGGTGGATCTACAGACGATTCTGGAGCAGATATGCCCTAACGTCTATTTCCAGATACCTTCTACTCCAATGCCGGTTCTGACGTACCCTTGTATTGTGTATACTCGTATGACGGGCGATACCCAATACGCGGACGATCTGGGTTATATTCACTTCCCTCGATACACCGTTCAGGTTATCTCAAGGGATCCTGATTACATCGAGACTATCGAGCGAAAGCTCCTTGATATTCCGATGTGTACCGCAGATCGGCACTATGTCGTTGATAATCTCTATCACGACACCTATAATCTCTACTATTAAAAGGAGGAAACCATGGCAGTTCTTGAGTTTGACAAGACTGGCGAGCGTTTCTACGAGACTGGTGCAAAGAACGCGGTTCTTTACACGCTCGGTGACAGCGGCACTTACGAGACCGGTGTCGCTTGGAACGGCCTTACCGGCGTCACGCACTCTCCCGAGGGTGCTGAGCCTACTGACCTGTGGGCCGACGACATGAAGTACGCCACGATGCGTTCTGCTGAGAACTTCAACTGCACCATCGAGGCGTATCAGTACCCCAAGGAGTTCAACAAGTGCAACGGCGTTGCGACGCCCACTCCCGGTATGAACGTCCATCAGCAGACCCGTAAGCCGTTCGGTCTGAGCTACATCACTCAGATCGGCAACGACGTCTCTCAGAGCATCGGTCAGAAGCTCCATCTTTTGTACGGCCTTACGGCGTCGCCTTCTGAGATGCCTTACGCGTCTATCAATGACTCGCCCGAGGCTATGCAGATGAGCTGGGAGTGCACTTCCACCCCGGTTAACGTTACGGGCTACAGCGCGACGTCCGAGATCACGCTTGACTCTCGTGACCTTAGCGCCGAGGCTTGGGCCGCTCTCATCAAGAAGCTGCACGGCGACGCCGCCACCCAGGCCACCCTGCCGATGCCCGACGAGATCAAGACCATCATCACTACCGCTGGCGGCGAGTAAGCAAAACCTATAAGTCCTTGAAAGGAGAACAGCCATGTTCAAGAAGACCATCAAGTATACCGACTATAACGGCGTCGAGCGCAACGAGGCGTTCTACTTTAATCTGTCCCCTGCGGACCTCCTCGACATGGAGGTCGAGTCCGGCGGGTACAAGCAGATGCTCCAGAACATCATTGAGTCTCAGGATGTTGTCTCGCTTATGAAGGCGTTCAAGGACATCATCCGTCGCTCTTACGGCGTTAAGTCCTCTGACGGCAAGCATTTCGTCAAGACGGACGAGAACTTCCTGGCGTTCCAGTCTACGCCTGCCTACTCTGAGATGATCATGGAGTTCATTAACGATACGGACAAGGCTATCGAGTTCGTCAACGGCGTGATGCCTACGAACGTCACCACCCCGGCGCTTTCCGTTGTTTCTGCCGAGGCGTAACTTGAATGGAGGCGATGGGGATGCTTGAGATCGTGATCCCGGAGAACGAGCTGTTTGATGAATCGACTCAAGAGTTCATCGAGGTTCCTTCTAGGAAGATCGTTCTTGAGCATTCCCTCGTCTCCATGTCAAAATGGGAGTCAATCTGGGAAAAACCATTCCTCAAAGAGCTTACCGAGAACGGACTAAGCTCTGAAGAGATGCTCAGTTATGTGAAGTGCATGACCGTCACAAAAGGCGTGCCTGAGCTAACATATTTGGGCTTAAACGACTCGGTGGTATCCCAGATAAACGAGTACATTAACAAACCAATGACCGCTACGACGTTCTCCTCGTATGGAACAGATCAACATAGCGGCCGAGGCACGGTACTCACTTCCGAGGTCTTGTATCATCAGATGATAATTTACGGGATTCCGTTCGAATGCCAGAAGTGGCATCTCAACAGGCTCCTGACATTGGTCCGAGTCTGTTCTGTCAAATCCGGTAAACAGAAGAAGATGAGCAAGGCTGAAACGGCGCAATATTTCGACGAGCTAAATCGCCGTCGAATGGCTGAATCGAAAAAGAAGGAGGGATAGTATGAACTTTGAGACACTTGAAGCGGATGTCAATTGCATCCTCGACAAGCACTATACTCCTGGACGAGGCGGAAAGTCCGTCTCTTTTGTAGGTATCCATTACAACTTCGGAGACCTTACCGTCGAGGACTGCTATAACATTTGGCAGACCCGAGAGGCGTCGGCTCAGTATCAGGTCGAGTCGAGCGGTCGCACCGGCCAGCTCGTTTGGGACAAGGACACCGCTTGGGCTCTTGGTAACTTCGACAAGAACCAGCGGTCCATCAACATTGAGCACGCCAACAAGCCCGACGGGTCCTTTACCGAGGAGTGTCTCGACACCGGTGCGCATCTTGTTGCCGCCATATGCAAGGCCTACAACCTCGGTCGTCCTCGGTGGGACGTCAACGTCATTCCGCACAAGGCCATCAGTCCGACGTCTTGCCCGGGCGAGCTCTACGGGCGCTACAAGGACATTTATATTCAGAAGGCCCAGCATTGGTATGACGTCATGACCGACGCGATCAAGCCCGATCCTGAGCCCGAGCCTGTTCCGGAGCTTCCCGACTCGCTTAAGGGATTTGTCGATGTTGATCCCACTGCTTGGTATGTCGACGCTCTCGACAAGGCTGTTACGGCCGGTTACATTCATGGATATTCTTCCACGAACATCGGTCCTAACGATCCGCTGACTCGCGGCCAGGCGGTTGTCATCATCGCCAATGCGGCCGGTGCCAAGTTCGACAATCCTTACGCCGACGTCGTGCCCGACAACTTCTACTACAACGCTGTGGAGTGGGCTAAGGAGAACGGGGTCGTCTCTAGCGACTTCGAGAACTTCCGACCCAACGACAACGCTAGTCGTCAGGAGTTCATCACCATGCTTTGCAATTGGCAGCATGGCGAGAATGCTGGAGAGCCTACTGGATATCCTGACTGGAACGAGGTTGCCGATTGGGCCAAGAAGGCTATGGCGTGGGCTGTCGAGAAGGGTGTCATCAGCGGTTCGAACGGCAAGCTTCTGCCTAATGCCAACTGCACTCGTGCTGAGGCAGCCGCTATGATGGTCAACCTGCTCCTCAAGTAGCTTGATTGGAGGCTTCGGTGATACGGTTTACCCACAAGGGCGATTTCAAGAAAACGGAAAGGTTCCTTAAAAGGGCGAAGGATCTCGAAGCCTTCAAGATTCTGGAGAAATACGCAAAAGCCGGGGTGGATGCCCTCTCCTCGTCCACCCCGGTGCGTTCCGGGAAAACGGCTTCGTCGTGGGATTACGAAGTACATGCGTCCAAGAACTCCTATGAGATCGTATGGACGAATTCCAACATCAACAAAGGCGTTAACATTGCAGTCATCATCCAGCTTGGACATGGCACCGGCACGGGAGGCTATGTTCAGGGGATCGATTACATCAATCCTGCAATGAAGCCGGTTTTCGACCAGATAGCTGATGGGGTTTGGAAGGAGGTGACCATGCTGTGAGCAGTATTGACAACCGAGTTGTCAAAATGGAATTTGACAACAAGCAATTCGAGTCTGGCGTAAGCACCACCATGAGCACCCTTGACAAGCTCAAGGCGAAGCTCAAGTTTAAGGACGAATCCAAGAGCCTTGATGATATTTCCAACAAGGCTAAGAAGATGGATTTCTCCCCGTTGGCCTCCGCTGTGCAGACGGTCGCCGATAGGTTTAGTACTCTTGGCGTCGTGGGTATGACCGCACTACAGAACATCACGACTTCTGTGATGAACCTCGGTACCCAGATGCTCAAGTCTATTACGATCGACCCCATCAAGTCGGGTCTTAGCGAGTATGAGACCCAGATCAACTCAGTACAGACAATCCTTTCAAACACTCGCTCTAAGGGCACTAACATCGATCAGGTGAACGCGGCCCTTGATGAGCTCAACACTTACGCTGACAAGACGATCTACAACTTTACCGAGATGACCCGCAACATTGGTACATTCACCGCTGCGGGCGTCGGTCTGGACGAGTCGGTTAGCGCCATCAAGGGTATTGCAAACCTTGCGGCTGCATCAGGCTCGACTTCGACTCAGGCCTCTACGGCAATGTACCAGCTTTCCCAGGCTCTTGCAGCAGGTCGAGTCAGCCTTATGGACTGGAACTCGGTCGTAAACGCTGGCATGGGTGGCGAGCTGTTCCAGACGGCATTGAAGCGTACCGCTGAGAACATGGGTACGAATGTCGATGCCATGATCGAGAAGTACGGCTCGTTCCGTGAGTCTCTGACTCAGGGCGGATGGCTTACTGCCGAGGTCCTTACCGAGACCCTGTCTCAGATCGCCGGTGCGTATTCCAAGGAAGACCTTCTCGCCAAGGGGTACACCGAGTCTCAGGCCAATGAGATCATGGCCCTTGCTCAGGACGCTGAGAACGCAGCCACCAAGGTCACGACTTTCACCAAGCTCATTGACACTCTCGGCGAGGCTCTTCAGTCTGGATGGACTCAGTCTTGGGAAACTGTCATTGGTGACTTTGAGGAAGCGCGAGAGCTTTGGTCTGGCGTCTCTGATATTCTTGGCGGATACATAAACGCTGACGCCCAGGCTCGTAACGAGATGCTTAAGGGCTGGGCCGACATGGGTGGTCGTCAGCATATTATCGACGGCGTCTCTACAGCTTTCCAAAATCTAGTTAGTATTCTGGGAACCGTAAAGGCCGGGTTCGAGAAGGCTCTTCCGCCCATTACGTCTGAGGGGCTCTTCAACATAACCAAGGGCTTTAGTGATCTTATGAAGGCTCTTACGCCTTCTACAGATATGCTTGAGGATCTTGGAACCATCGCAGAAGGCGTAGGTAGCGTCCTTAGCATCATCGGACAGGTCATCAGCACCATCGCAGGATCCATAGTCAACTTCTTGGGATCCAAGGGTGTTGGTAGTGTGGCTGAGACGCTTCTTGATACTCTTGCTGATGTTGCTCAATTCTTCATTGATATTAATAACTCCATGAAGAGCGGGTCGGGCCTCGACAAGCTCGCAAACGGTCTTGATACCACATTTGGTGGAATCTCAGACATTCTGGGAAAGGCTACAGGCGGTGTAAAGACCTTCGGAGACGCGCTTGATGTCGTCTTTGATATTATCGGCGATGTTGTGGGCGCTATCGGTGGAGGTTTTACAGACGCTATTAAGTGGGTTAGCGAGAATCTCGATTTCGGTGATATTTTCGGTGCTGCCGCTGGCGGCGGTATCTTCCTCATCGGAAAGAAGATCGCTGGCGTGTTCGACACAATCCGTGAGGCTATTGAGAAGTTCACCGGCGGTGGCGGTGGTGAAGACAAGGGTCCTGGAATCAAGGAGAAGATTTCTGACCTTCTTGATGGAGTCGGCGAGTCGATTCAGGCATTCACCTCTGGAATTAAGGCCGGAACCCTTCTCACTATCGCCGCTTCTATCGGCATCCTAACCCTATCCCTTGCCAAGCTTAGCGAGATCCCAGCCCACAAGGTTAACGACTCTCTCATGCAAATCGGCATCATGATGGGCGAGCTTATTGGAGCTTTCACGCTTCTCCAGCTTGCTCTTAAGAAGTTCAACAGCAAGGGTGTCGTAAAGGCAGGCGCAACCCTCATCCTGATCGCTGCGGCTGTAGATATTCTTGCAAGTGCGGTCAAGAAGATGGCTGACATCGATCCCGACAGGATCGCTCAAGGTCTTGTTGCCGTTGGTATCGGTCTTGCCGAGCTTGTAGCGGCACTCAAGATCCTCGACGGAACGAAGATCAACCTTCGCACGTCTGTAGCGATCATCGCCATTGCCGAGGCGTGCAAGATCCTAGCAGACGCCGTTGAGAAATTCTCTAACCTGTCTTGGGATGAGATCGGCAGGGGTCTAACCGCTATGGGCGGGGCACTTGCTGAGGTTTCGATCGCTCTGGCTGGTCTTAGCAAGGCTGGAGGCGGCGGAGCCCTTCTCGGTTCTGCTGGTATATTTGTCACAGTCCAGGCTCTTAAGGACGTCGCTGATATTCTTAAGGAGCTTGGCGAAATGGAATGGGAGGAGATCGGTAAGGGTCTCGCCGCCATGGGCGGTGCCCTTGCTGAGCTTTCCATTGCTACTGCGTCCGTCGGCAAGATTGCTGGCGGAGGCGCTATATTTGGTGGTGGCGGCATTGCTCTCGCTGCCCAGAGCCTCAAGCCCATAGCCGAGGCTCTCCAGGATATTGGTGACATGGAATGGGAAGAGATCGGCAAGGGCCTTACCGGTATGGGTGGCGCTCTCGCCGAGCTCGGCATTGTCACAGGCCTTCTTGGCAGCATTTCTGGAATGGGCGGACTGGTTGGAGCAGGCGCTCTAGTCCTCTCTGTTCAAGCTCTTAAGCCTCTTGCTGATGCCCTTGACCAAATTGGTAGTCTTGATTGGGAGACTATCGGACGAGGTCTTGTTGGCATGGGCGCTGGCCTTGGCGAACTTGCATTGATATCTGGCCTTGTCGGAAGTATTGCCGGCGTGGGAGGCCTTGTTGGTGCAGGCACGCTTGTTCTTGGTGTTCAGGCGCTCCAACCCCTTGCTGACGCCCTTGAGAAGATGGGCTCGATGTCTTGGGAGGAGATTGGCAGGGGCCTTGTCGCGATGGGCGGAGCTCTCACCGAGGTCGGTGTTATATCTGGCCTTGTCGGAACGCTCGGTGGTCCGCTTGCTACTCTCGGTGCTGGCACGCTAACACTTGGTGTTCAGGGGCTTGGTGATCTGGCAGATGCCCTTCAGAAATTCGGATCAATGGACTGGGATTCTATTGGTCGCGGTCTTACAGCTATGGGTGCTGCTATGGGTGAAACCGCTCTTGGCGGCCTCTTGAACACTTTCTCCGGTCCCGGTCTTGCTACCATATCTCAAGCTGCCGAGCCTCTTGGAACACTTGCCGATTCTGTTAAGAAGTGGTCCGGCGTCTCTGTCCCTGAGGGGCTTGGCACACAGCTCGGCACCCTTGCTGATGGTATCGGCAAGTTTACGTTCGGAGGATTCGGCGCTGGAGCAATCTCCACCGTGGCAGAGCCTCTCGGAACCCTTGCAACTTCCGTGAAGAAGTGGAACGGGGTTACGGTCCCGGAGAACATCGGAACCGGTATGCAGAGCCTTGCGGATGGCGTTAACGCCTTTACCCTTTCGGGTCTTGCAGGCTTCAGTATCGGTGCCGTGGCAGAGCCTCTCGGAACTCTCGCGACGTCTGTACGCAAGTGGAACGGCATCACTATCGCTGAGAACATAGGCACCGGACTCAAGTCTCTTGCAGACGGAGTAGGGGCCTTCACGCTTTCCGGCTTTAGCACCGGAGGCATGTACGCGGTCGTGGAGCCTCTTGGTCAGCTTGCCACTGCTGTACGCAAGTGGAACGGCATCACTATCACAGAGGGGCTTGGCTCTGGGCTCAAGGGTCTTGCTGAGGGTCTCAACGCGTTCGGATCGATGAACACGTCTGGCCTCGGCAACCTCACGAACCTCGGTCCTGCTGTCAATAGCATCGCCAATGCCGCCAACACTCTTGCAACAGTCAACTTCTCTGGAGCAGCGGCCAACATCTCGGCTTTCGCTGCGTCCCTTAACACGATCCCGTCGGCTATCTCCGGACTTGGGGCTTCTATGGCCTCGGCAGCGGCTTCCGCCGTCACGTCTTTCTCCGCCGCTATGTCTGCTGGCCTCATGGCCGCGTCTGTAGCATCTACAGCAACTGTCAGCGCCATGTTCCTCAGCATCACGGCAAGCGTCACGTCCGGGTTCGCATCCACCTCGTCGCAATTCCTTCAGGGATCGTCAAAATGGATGCAATCTCTCGCACAGGGGATCCGGTCTAAGGAGAGCATGGTCTCCACGGCTACCAGAAGGGTTATGGATCAGGCTGCAAGGTCTGTGCAGAACTACTCTGGCAGGTTCCGTAGCGCCGGTATCGACGCTATGAATGGTCTTGCTGCTGGTATTCGAGCCGGTGGGTCTGGTGCTATCACCGCTGCTGCCAACGTTGCCTCAAGGGCGCTTGCCGCTGCAAAGGCTGCTCTTGATTCGCACTCTCCCTCGAAGAAGTTCATGGAGCTGGGTGAGGATTCCGACAAGGGCCTCATCAACGGCTTCCTCGCCTTGTCCAGCAAGGTTGAAGCTGCTGCTCGCGGCGTAGCGACCGGAGCTTTGAACGGTGCTACAGACGGGCTCAGTAACATCGGTAGCCTGTCGGCGAAGGTCACTCCGATCTTTGATGGCAGCAACAGCAAGCTGTTCTCGGGCGGATCCATTCGTGCGAATGTTGACACTCGGGGTCTCAACGGCAGTGTCGTGTCTTTGAGCGAGCTCATGAGTGCAAACGAGCAGAGCCTTATCAGGCAGAATTCTGAACTTAGGACTTCTGTGGAGACGCTTCAGTCTGAAGTCAGCAACCTTGGAGACAAGATCGCCAACATGCAGTTCGGCTTCTATGTCGATGGCAAGAACCTTGCTAAGGCAACTGCGAAACCTATGAATCAACAGCTACAAATTCTGTCGAGGAGGAGTAGATTGTAATGGGCTATCCGAACCTACCATATAATCGACTCATCGTCGATGGAGTCGATATTTCTATGAAGTATCGAATGGTGATGGCGGATGGTTATACTCTTGAGCCTCCTGAGCCCAAGACGTACACGATTGATATTCCCGGAGGGGACGGAGTCATTGATTTGACCGAGTCCCTTTCCGGGGATGTCGTGTATAACAACCGTCACCAAGAGTTTACGTTTTATATTATCAACATGCTTGACCATCAGACTTTCGAAGATGTCAAGACGCAGGTTTCGAACTTCCTTCATGGCAGAGCGTTTGATTACCAGCTGACGTTTGATCCTGGATATATTTACCATGGTCGGTTCTCGGTATCCGAGTATAGCCATCAGAAGTTTCCCTCTGGATATTTGGGCGCTATCAAGATCTCTATCGACGCGGATCCCTACAAGACCAGAGGCGATCAGACATATGTCCTGAATGCTATCGGTGGGCGACTTTTCCGTATCCAAAGTGGTAGAAAGCCGGTTCATCCGACGATTGAGTGTAGTCAGCCCGTTACAGTATTCTTCGAAGGAAAGCAAGTCGAAGTTCCTGCTGGAACATGGCGTCTTAATGATGTCTTGCTCAAGAGCGGCTACAACGACTTCTATGTCAACAGTTTCCGAGTGTACACCTTGTCGTGGGCAGACATCGGCTCAGGCGGCAAGTTCCAGATGACATGGGATCGGGCCAAGGCATATCGTTGGGACAGCATCCATCTTCTTGATCCCGATTACGACGATATTCCTATTTGCTGGGAGAATCTTCGCGGCAAGACATGGAACGAGCTTGCAGACAAGACTTGGCGGGAGCTCAATCTTGAGCAAAAAGATGGCTTTGACACCAAAGTCTATCTGCAATACGAATGGAAGGATCTATAATGGCTAGTACCAACATGGGTCTTACGACTATCAACTCGTCAGACTTCGTGTCCCCCGATCCTATCAACGAGAACTTCGAGAAGCTTGATGTTCTCGGTCTTGATTATGTGGTCGAGCAGGGGACCTCTGGCGAATGGTGGTATCGTAAGTGGAAGAGCGGACGAGCCGAGTGCGGAATCGACGCAAAGCAGTACGACACCATGGATTTGCACGAGGGTCTTGGAAACCACTCCGAGTTCTACTTCTCTAACAGTCTGAACCTCGGCGCGTATCCTTTCGCGTTCTCGTCTCGACCCTTCTGTCAGATCGTTTACGAGGGTGACAGTGCTCATGGTGAGACTGCTGTGACGTTCCCGATGTTGGGTATGCGTCATTCTACCTCCACGACTCAGTCCCCTGACTTCTGGCTCATGGACTTTATGCCTAAGACGGGTATGAAGCCGCTGTTTGGCGTCTACGTCTGTGGAGATTACAAGTAAACCGTCAAAATGGAAGGAGATAGGCGGAGATGGCGTACAAACTCCTTTACGGAGATGAAATCCTTTACGACCCGTTCTCTGGAGATACCCTTATTTCTGACGCGGTCATGACCGGATCGACGAACACGGCCGCCTATCTCGATTTTACGGTCGCCCCTAATCATCTCCTTATTGACGAGATCAAAGAGCGAGACAAGGACGTAGAGCTTTGGTCCGATGATGTGATGCTGTTCCGAGGTTTCATCAGCGACATCGAGGAAAACTTCGACAAGTCTAAAGACGTCACGTGCGTCAACGCCCTTGAATGGCTTAATGATATTCGTCTTCGAACCTACACCACCGATAGGGAAGAGTATGATGAGGGTCGAGTTTCGTCTCTAGCCCCTGGCGGCCTTGAGGAGCTGTTCCAGTGGTATATTGACGAATACAACTCTCGTCAGATGAATGCCTCCCGTCGGTTCAGGGTTCGAATCAACCAGGCCGGGCGCCTCAAGACTCCTAACTGGTGCGATATCTCGTCAACTAGCTTCGAGGAGGTAGGCACTGCTATCGAGAACCATATTCTTGAGAACGGTGGCTACCTCCTTCTGTCCTACGTGCAAGACGAGCTGGTGCTTGATCTGTATGCGGACGTCCACGAAGCGAACAATCAGATCATCGACTTCGGCGTCAACCTTCTTGACTTCACCAAGACGACTGATACTGACGAGCAGTATACTGCGATCATTCCTTCTGGCTATACGCCGGACCTTGATCCTAACGCGACGTACTACATCCACATCAAGTACTCTGTCGAGAATCCGCCTAGCGCGATGGATCGAGAGATCACAGGCGCAGACGGTAAGAAAGAGACGATTCAGATCGTCACGAACACGTATGCTCAGTACATCGGCGTGTACGCGGACCTGAACTCGAACGACTATCAGGGCGACACTAACATTCCTTCAGATGACGAGGAAGCCCAGAAGCAGAACGACCTCAAGATCATCAACTACTATGACTGGGGATATTTCTGGGGAATCAAAAGTGCTAACCAGGGTTATCCGGTCACGGTCAAGGATAACGGTGCAGTACTTTATATTCACGTTGCATACGCTACAAACGATGACGGATCCGAGGGATTCAGTCATACTGACGCGACGAATCGTGGATATATTGGCACGTATGTTGACTTGATCGGTTACGACTCGCTCGACTATACCGATTACAATTGGACGGAGCGAAACCCCGAGAGCAACAACCTTGGTCCCGAGGGATCGCTTACTTATCGTCCGCCACAGAAGGCTGCTCAGGCGCTTACTGTTGCGAATATTCCTGATGGCGTTGCGGCTAACGACGCGGACTTCTACAAGAAGGGTGATGTTGTCTATTGCCGTTCGGCTGTCAATCGGTATGGATATCGTGAGACCGAATGGTCCGACGAGTCCATCAAGGATGCTCAGAAGCTTCGCGACGCATCCGTGGTTCAGCTTCGCAAGATCATGAAGCCTAAAACCACCATCGAGGTTAGTGCCGTTGACTTGGCTCTGTTTACCGATAACGGCTATGATCACCTTGATATTGGTCAGGCGGCAAGGGTCCGGTCTAGACCCCACAAGGTTGATGAGTATCTTGTGGTGTCCGATATCACTCTTGATCTCAGCGATCCGAGCAACACGAAGTACACGCTTGGTGAGGGTGTCGATACCCTTACGGGCAAGACGTCTGGATATATCAAGCAGCTCAATTCTGGTATGAACACCGCGCTTGACGCCATGCCGGGGCTCTCAGAGGAGATCAAGAACACCGCTCAGGATGCTGAGGCTGCCAAGGAAGCTGCCGACAAGGCTGTAATTGACACTCAGGAGCAGTTCTACCAGTCGACTTCTCCTGTTGCGTTGGCTGGAGGCCAGTGGGATGTCACGCAGCCTGTATGGCGAGAGGGCACTTATATTTGGCGTAGGACCCTTGTCACTTACGGCGACATGCATACTGAATGGCAGCCGTCTGAGAATGGTGTCTGTATCACCGGTAACACTGGAGAGCAGGGTGTTCCTGGAGCGCCCGGTAAAGACGGTGTTGACGGCACAGACGGCAAGACGTCATATTTCCACATCAAGTACTCCAATGTCGCAAAGCCTACCTCGCCCGATCAGATGCTAGAGACGCCGGCTAAGTATATTGGTACGTATGTCGACTTCTCCTCGCTTGACTCCACGGATCCGACAAAGTACACGTGGTCCAAGTTTGAAGGTGACGACGGAGCAGATGGCCTTCCTGGCGTCAACGGTCAGGACGGCAAGACATCATATTTGCATGTGGCATACGCTAACACCCCTGACGGCGAAACAGACTTCTCGGTTAGTGAATCCGCGAACAAGCTTTACATGGGCGTGTGCGTCGACTTCAACCAAGACGACCCGAACACACCTTCGTCATATTCTTGGTCTAGGATTAAGGGTGAGGACGGTCAGGATGGTGCGGACGGACAGCCTGGTCCTCAAGGCGCACCGGGTGCTGATGGCGCTCCTGGCAAGACTTCATATTTCCATGTGAAGTATGCACCCAATGGCGACCCGTCCTCCTCTGAGATTAGCGAGACGCCAAATACGTATATCGGTACGTATGTAGACTTCACAGAGGCCGACTCGACCGACCCGTCTGACTACACTTGGGTAAAGTTTGAGGGTACCGATGGTGCCGATGGCATCCCCGGTACAAACGGTGTAGATGGCAAGACGTCATATTTGCATATGGCTTACGCTAACAGTGCAGACGGTACTGTGGGCTTCTCTACGACTGACTCGACCAACAAGCTGTATTTGGGTCAGTACGTGGACTTTACCGAGGAAGACTCCAATACCCCTAGCGCATATTCTTGGACCAAGATCAAGGGCGATAAGGGTGACCAAGGAGACAAGGGTGATAAGGGCGATAAGGGCGACAAGGGTGAGCAGGGAATACCTGGTCCTCAAGGCGAGCCTGGTGCTGATGGTGCGCCTGGAAAGACGTCATATTTCCACATCAAGTATTCCAACGTTGCAAAGCCTACTGCATCCAGTCAGATGACCGAGACGCCTTCGAAGTATATTGGTACATACGTGGACTTCACAGAGGCTGACTCGACCGATCCTAACAAGTACACCTGGTCCAAGTTCGAGGGCGACAACGGTGCTGACGGTATTCCTGGCACAAACGGTGCAGACGGCAAGACGTCATATTTGCATGTGGCCTATGCAAACTCTCCAGACGGCTCTACTGATTTCTCTACGACCGTCTCGACCAACAAGCTTTACATGGGCGTCTGTGTCGACTTCAACTCGTCTGATCCGACTACTGCCTCGTCATATTCTTGGTCTAGGATCAAGGGTGAAGACGGAGCACCCGGTAGAGATGGTACAGACGGACAGCCCGGCCCTCAAGGCCCTCCTGGTCAGGACGGAAGCCCCGGCAAGACTTCATATTTCCACATCAAGTATTCCAATGTTGCAAAGCCTACTGCATCCAGTCAGATGACTGAGACGCCTTCGAAGTACATCGGTACGTACGTAGACTTCACAGAGGCCGATTCAACCGATCCTAATAAGTACACTTGGTCTAAGTTCGAAGGGTCAGACGGTCAAGATGGTGCCGATGGCATCCCCGGCACAAACGGTACAGACGGTAAGACGTCATATTTGCACATGGCTTACGCCAACAGTGCAGATGGTACTGTGGGATTCTCTACGACTGACTCGACCAACAAGCTATATTTGGGCCAGTATGTCGACTTCACAGAGGCTGACTCTGAGAGTCCTAGCGCATATTCTTGGACCAAGATTAAGGGCGACCAAGGTGAACAGGGAGAACCTGGACAGCCCGGCGCTGATGGTAACGGCATCAAGTCAACTAATATTTCCTATCAGATAGGAAGCTCACCTACTTCACCTCCCACAGACGGAACATGGCTTGATGATCCTCCTGCCACAACTACGGCAAAGCCATATTTGTGGACTAGAACGGTCATAACCTACGATGACGATACGACAAGTACGTCATATTCTGTTAGCTCCACAATGGATTCTGTTGTTGCGGGCGGAGAGAACCTTTGCTACGGCACTGGAAAGGCCACTGTCTCAGGAGTAGGTAGCGGAACCGCGCAGAACTATTATTCAGCCGAACTTCCGCTCAATGTTGATGCCTTGAATCAGCTTGCTAACTCTGTTATATCTGCGGGCGTGGATGTCAAGATGAACAACGCCACGTTCTCGTCAGGTAAGGCTGGAGCGGTAATAACCCTGGTCAATGCGTCCACTACTTTCTCTATGACTGTCGAGTGCACGATCACCGGTAGAACGACTTATAATGGCAGAATCTATACCGAAGCCTTCCTCCCTAGCGATTTCGTCATTGACGACTCGTCTCACGTGGTTCTTGAGATCATCGGGCTTGTTCAGGGCACATGCTCCGTATCGAAGTTCAAGCTTGAGAGAGGCAACCTGCCTACGTCTTGGTCCCCTGCGCCTGATGAGATTGCAAGCGACTCTGATATTGGTTCCGTCGAGGACGACATGAACCAGCAGCAGGAGCTTATCGCTCAGAACCAGGAGCTCATTCAGAAGATCCAAAACTCGTTGGCGACGCTTGTTGTTGACGAGAACGGACAGTCTGCAATGACTCAGGGTCCTAACGGATGGACGTTCAGCATCGGCGACATTGTTTCTGGTGTCAACGATGCTCTTAGTTCAGCCGAGACCCTCGATCAAGAGCTTGGCGCTGTTCAGGGTGTGGTCTCTGGTCTTCAGGGTTCGGTTGAGGAGATCGCTGGAAAGACGTCTTATATTACAATCGGACAAGACGACGAGGGCGGCCCAACGCTTGAGCTCGGGCGAACCGATTCCTTGTTCAGGGTTGTAATCACTAACGACGAGATGGCTTTCATGGAAGGTACCAACAAGATTGCCTACATCTCGAACCAGCAGCTTTATATTCGGTCTTCGACGGTCACGAACCAGCTTCAGATCGGACAGGGAGATACGGCATATGTGTGGGAGGTCCACGATAACGGTAATCTCGGCTTGAAGCTGCTTACCTAGTCCTTGAAAGGGGTGAACTAATGCCTACCACTAGTGCTATAACATCACAATGGACTACAAATTCTCCTCAGGTTAGGATTGACATCACCACCCCTGTGTGGGACGCCAATACTGCAACTGCACACTTTGAAGTCTATTATATTTCTTCTAGCCCCGCTCAGGCTACTAACAGAACTTGGACTGTCGTTATCGACGGCCAAACTCGCACTGGCAATTTCTACATTGGCGGTGTGTCGGGAACCAAGCTCATGGGCTCTGGAGACGTGGTTATCCAGCGAGCAGAATCGGTAAAGACAGTCCAGTTCTCGTTGACATTCCCATTTGGTCTTATTTGGTCTGGTGTTTGGTGCGAATCTCGAACCTGTAGCGGCTCGTTCGAGATTCAACCCATTTCAACAGGAACGGAAGCCCAGACTTACACTGTTTCCTACAATGCAAATGGCGGATCAGGAGCCCCGGCCGCACAGACAAAGGTCGAAGATGAGACGCTATATCTGTCAACGCAGGTCCCCGTACGAGTTGGCTACAAGTTTGTTAAATGGGAAGCTTCTGTAAGCGGCATTCCAACCGGAACATATTTCAATCCAGGTGGCGCGTACACTTGGAACAACGACGCTTCGATGCGTGCTGTATGGGCTACTAATACGGTAACGCTGACATATCATAGGAACGGGCCGACTGGCACAACCGGGACGACAAAAGAAGTAACGTACAATGCAGGCGCAAAAGCTACGATCCTTGCCCCTACTGAGGCGTTCAGCACGATCCCGACATATTCCGAGTACAGCTACAATACGGGCTATTGGGCGACCATACCGAACGGGCGTCCTGCTTATATTGTCGGCCTGGAGTATATGATCGATAGTGATCTAGATCTCTATCTGATCTGGACCTCAGAGCCAAAGATCCCCATACTTAGCAATGTAGAGTTCCAGAGGTGTAACGCCAATGGAACTGCTACAGACGATGGCACGTATTGCCATATTACAGGCAAGGCCGAAGCTGCGTCAGGATCGACGCTTCAGTCTTATATTGTAAACGTGGCTCCGTACTACAAGCCTGGCGAGATCGGTATGCAGGTATCCGAAGAGGTCGCAACCGGAAGCTTGAGCGGGACGTCTTGGGCCATCGATCTTATCGTGCATAGCTCAAGCGGCTACATGAACGCCAATTCCGCCTATACCATTACTCTTGAGGTCAAGTCAAGCACCGGGAATACCATCACTGTCGGAAAGACGATTCTTAAAGCCGGTTATATCATCGACTGCTATAACACGGGACTTGGTATTGCCCTCCTGTCCAATGCCACAAAGGACGGCATATATTTCGGACAGGATGTTGACGCTGGCGGAAACAACATTGAGAACGCGTATCAAGTAGAGGGCACAAGCGGAAGCTTTGGAACTGTCTACGCTAACGACGTCCTTCCAAAGAACCTTACAACCATGAACATCGGTGCTGGTTCATCAACCACGTATCCAAACGAGCTGACTATCTGTACGCGCGCTGATATTCTGGATCGAATGGATAGCGTCGGATATAGAATGGCTGCCGCTTCATGGAGTTACGTTTTCAACAGTGATAACTTTAACTTCTTGAGCACCGACAGCCCCGTCCAGATGTCTCAGCAAAACTACAACACTACCAGTTCTTCTGATAAGATTTATATTTACAGAAGCGGTAAGTACTTCCGCGTCCGTATTCGTAGGACCAAGTTCCCGAATGCAATTCAGAACTATGTCATGTTCAGAGTCCATGCCCAATTTACGGGCCAGGGGATTCCAAATACGAACATGGCAATCGGCATCCACTGGCGAAGATATTCAGGAACAGGAACCGATCTTTCTGGTGAAACCGAGAACAGCATTGGTCTTGGTATTCTATCCAACACGCATCCTACGAATCTCAGCTTCCTTTCTTGTTCCGGATCAACAGTTGTTGGCTTCACAAGACCAAGCTCCACTTCAGATGTGACGTGGCAGTTCTGGATTAGCGGCCGAACTTCTAACGGACAAGGACAGGGCAACAACGGATTCTTCACTATTGAACAGATCATCTAGGAAAGGAGAAACATGCTGAAGCTTGGATCTTTCGATCTTATTTCATACGAGATGTCCGATAGCACCACGATTCTTTTCCATCTCAGCAACGTGTCTCTTGATGATGCGCTTGAGCTTCGTGGTAAGGAGATCAAGCTTACTGACCCCAGTCTTGACGACGCTGTCGTGGCTACCTTCCCTGGGTATGTCATCACCGGCGTCTATGCCGATCCCAAGACTCGTACGAACATGGTCGTGGTTGCAAACCAGAACCTGTCTGATGGCACTGCCGAGGCAATCGTGCAGCTACAGAACGACATGACTAATGTTCTCGCAAGCAATAACACCTTGATGACCGCCGTCCCGTCCATCCTTATGAACGCCAACCTCCCGGACGATTCTGCATATTCGCTCAAGGATCTCTACCCCAAGTGGGCGGTCGGTCAGAAGTACAAGAAGGACCAGATGGTTCTCTATGATGGTGAGCTGTACAAGATCGTTCAGAACCACCTCTCTCAGGACCAGTATCGACCTGGCGCCGGTACCGAGTCGCTCTATGTCAAGGTTGTCATGACTGAGAGTGGATATCCTCAGTGGACCATGCCTACTGGCGCACACGACGCGTACAATAATGGCGACATCGTCTACCACAACAACAAGCTCTGGAAGAGCAAGGTTGACGGGAATGTCTGGGAGCCCGGCACCGATACCCGCCTCTGGGTCGAATACAGCGAGTAGCCTTGATTAGGAGTAGCATTCGCCATTGATATTTCTGATCGACGCTTTTAGACTTTGGAGGATGCTATGGATGAGGCTTTAGACATTGCCGAACGAATGGCTAGCAAGCCCGACCTTCTGCCATGGGTCATATTCGCATGTGTTGTTGTCGTGATACTGGCGAATCAAAAGCGATTTCTAGACCTGTTTGATTCTGCAATCAAGGGTCATAAGGCGCGAATCAAGTATTACGAGGAAAAGGAGAAATCCGATACCCGTATGGAAGAGATTGTTCGCGCCAACACAGAGGCCTTGAACAACAACACCAAGGCTTTTGAAACCATCACATCCGATCGCGGTGAGAGTCGAAAGATGATTACTCATCACGAGGACATGTCGATGGAACGAGATCGCCATATTCAAGAGGGCGTTAACGCCATTCGCGAGGTCGTCACCGACAATACGGTCAAGCTTAGTAAAATCGAGACTGCGTTAGGAGAGATGCAGCATGACAAGTAAGACGTATGATATTCTGAAGTGGGTGGCCATGGTTGCACTTCCCGCTTTCGCTACCCTTATTCTTGCCATCTGCGGTCTGTGGGGGCTCCCCTATGCCGAGCAGATCGCCGGAACTGTTACCGCAGTGGCGACGTTCCTTGGTGCGCTCCTTCAGATCACTAGCAAGAACTATCAGGGGGACGGTACGCTCAACGTTGACACGAGCGATCCGAACAAGGATCTATATTCGCTGGACCTTACTACTGGTCTTAGCGAGCTCCCGAACAAGAGCAAGATCACCCTTCGTGTCAACAACCGTAACGCGGCTTAATGTATTGGGAGGCTCGGGGTTTTCCTCGGGCCTCCTTCATGCCCTATTATTTTTTTCGCAAATAAATCACACCCTATAATGACATGGTAGAATACGAAAGGAGATTCTTATGTTCGACAAGATTGAGACGTTTGTAGCGGATCACAAGGCTTCGGTCGGGATCGCTTCAATCGCAGTCGTGGCTGGTATCGGAGCCTACCTCGGCGTGCGATTCGGCATCAAGGACCTGAAGGTCGAGATGGTGCTACAGACGGCCGAAGGTGCTGTTCGAACGGCTGGAAAGGCTATCTAGACTACTAGTCGAAAAAGGAGAGTTAAAAGCTCTTCTTTTTTCTCGCAAATAGAACATGCCCTATAATGAAGAGGAAGGAACGTCATCTGGTCCTAAAGGCTTATAGCCCATGGATTCTTGCCCAAGACAGATGAAACGAATGAATACAGATAAGAACGAAAGTTCGAAGCTCGGCTATCCTGGTGCTATCCAATCCAGGTCCTTTCTTTTTTTTTTCTCGCAAATAAATCACGCCATATAATGACTGGAGGAATACGAAAGGAGTCGAAATGGAGATCGAGTTCTGGCAGTTCATCGTCGTGATGGTAGTCTTTAGTGCTCTTCCGATATTCATGTATTGCGTTGGCAAGGATGAAGGTCGGCGAGAGATGCAAGAGTTCTATCGTCGTCGCGAGGAGATTAGGAAGGAGACTTACGCAAGGGTCTATCGTATCAGGTAGTAGGTAAGGAAGGAGAGTCGAAAAATTCTCCTTCTTTATTTTTCAGAAAGGAGTTAAACTGATGGTCGAAGAAAGAATCTCGTTCATGCTCGCGTATAAGGAGACGGAATACAACAAGAGATATATAGAGGATGTCATCAAGACTTACCACTTGCATGAGATTGGACACGGGACTTCAGACCTTATTGAAGTTTACACGACCAGTGACACCAAACCTCAGGCAGAAGCAATGAGAGTAAGGAAGTTCTGGGCCACAACCTTCAACTATATTGATACGAAGCGCAATCTCGACACCAAGTTTCTCGGTCGTGCAATCATTTTCCGATAGAAAGGATAAAACCATGAAGATCAATTTCAACGTCAACTCGCTCTGTGCCTGCACTGCTATCGGCGCCGTTGCCCTTGCTGGATATTTCTACTATCAGTACCAGAAGCTTTATGACAACTTCATGCTCTACGCCAAGATCTCCGACATCGAGCATGAGTTCCTTGTCAAGATCCTTGAGAAGCAGGCCGAGAAGGACGCTGAATCCTCGCACTAAAATCATGCGCTATAATAGAAGGGATGAACCATGAGTTCTGGCAAGTCACTTGGATTAGTTCAAGTGCTCCCTTCTCTTTTTTTTTATCACTCTTGAAAGGAGAAGACATGGCCACTACTGATCAGCGAACTGTTGCCGCGCTCGAACACATCTACAAGGAACTGGAGAAGCAGAACAAGATCTTGATTGATATTTGCAAGACGCTCAACAAGCTCGTCGACAAGGAGACTCAGAATGACTAAGAAGGATCCGGTGAACCACCCCGAGCACTACGAGACCAACGGTATCGAATGCATCGATGCTATGGTCGCGAGCCAGGGAAAGGACGCCGTCAAGGAGTTCTGCGTGTGCAACGCCTTCAAGTATATTTGGCGTAACAAGCACAAGAGAAGCAGCGTCGAGGACATCAAGAAGGCCATTTGGTATCTTGAGAAGTTCTTGCAGCTTAGCGATGACAAGGATTATATCCGCGTCGGTGCGCCCAAGAAAGAGCACAAGCCCTCTTGGGATGATGTTACGCACGAGGACTGTGTAAAAGCCTGTCTTGCTCTTGAAGACGCGATGGACGTGCGGGTATATTACTTCATTCCTTTCAGGGGTAGTGACGACGACTTGATCATTTTCACCAACTATGCCGGCGATACTGTTTTGAAGGTCCACATGCGTCAGTATGACTTTGATTTTTCCAAGATGCTTGTTGATCTGGGCTTCGTGGACAAGAAGGATATTCATAAGTGTGCAAACAGAAAGGACGAGTAATGAAGCAGGAAACCATCGATCGCTTTGAGGACGCCGTGGCCTACATCGATGCGGCTATGAACAATCTCAACGTGATCGACATCAATGATATTCCCGAGGAGGCCGTCGATACTTTTAAAAGGTATCGTGGGTCTGTCGGGAAGATGCAGGTCCTTTCTGAGATCATGCACAAGTATCTGAGTTGCGTGGAGGTCATCAATGATATTCGACCCAATTCTTGATGCTCTTTACCCTCTCGTTGACTACGTTGTCGATCCTCTTCTCGATTTCGCTGAGGAGCACCGATTCAAGCAGAAGGCACTCGGCTTGATCATGATCGGATGCGGAGTCTTGTCAGGTGCTATAGACGTTGAGCCAGGAGTGCATGACCTAACCTTCGCTCTGATTCTCATTCCAGGGGGTCTGTGGACCATATTCACCAAGACAGATTTCTTTGACTCGCAATAGAATCACAGCCTATAATAGAAGGCTAACACGAAAGGAGAATAAAATGCCTTGGTTCAACAAGAAACGCACGAACAAGCAGAGTCTTGAAGCGGAGATCGAGTCGATCTTGAGCGAGATGTCCACGCTGCACAAAGACAGCGAAGACTACAGCAAGATGGCTGACAATCTCGAACGAGTCTGCAAGGCTAAGAGCTATGAGCAGAGGCTGAAGCCAGACGGAAACGCGATTGTCAACGCCGTCATGCCTGTGGTCGGAAGTCTTGGTGCGATCATGCTTATTCTCAACTACGAGAAGCTCGATGTCGTAGCGACAAAGGCTCTTCAGTTCGTCAAGAAGGTTTAGTCGAAGCAGTTTATATTCGACGCGAGGTCTTCTAAAAGAAGGAGAATGGTCCAAAAGACTGTTCTCCTTCTTTTTTCCGGCAGGAAAGGCCTTATAAACACTGTCAAAATGGTATAACGTTTTCGCAGGTAAACGAGGCCATTGTAACGGCGTTTAAGGGCCTATTTTGGTCCAGCCCTACTAAGTGCCCGGGTATTTTCTGGAAGTTGGTGGCCTTTTGATCACAGGAACTCATCACGAGGGTTATTTCGACCTTTTTGTGACATCTGACGGCGAGATTCAGTATCTTGTTCTCAACGGAATCAAGATCGACAAGGAAGATGCGGACCTGAACAAGCTTGTACACCTATATCTTAAGAGAAAGGAACAGGAGGCGATGCGGGATGTCTTTTATGGTTGGGACTAGAACGCACGAAGTCGATTACGAGAAGTGGTGTCCCACGTGTGAGCACAAGGATGAGAAGGAGAGTTGCGACGCCTGCAACGATTGCCTCAACCATCCTTGGAATATCGACTCTCGAAAGCCTATCAATTGGACGGAGGGAGAGATGAGTAATGAAACCTGAGAACCTTAAGCGGTTGCGCATTTCTCTTGGACGCACAATCGGAAAGTGTGCTGACGACATGAACGTGTCTCGTCAGACTTTATATAACCTTGAGCAGGGACGTCCTGTCAAGCAGTCCACACTTACGTACTACGAGCTATATTTGAAGAGCGTCAAGCGGGATCGCGATTACAACTCTGTCGTCAAGGATCGCGCAAAGAATCAGGTTAGGGTGGCGATGTAATGGGCTACAACGATGCTATTGCCGAGAAGATCAACGGACATTTCGATGTTCACGTCCACTATACCTTCAAAGCTCGAATGCTTTCTAACAATGCTAAAGACGGCGTCATCATTGATATTACGCCCGATCGAGACGTTCCCATGGGTTCGTACATGCCGGCTTTTCGAATCGTGACCACCGACTGGGTCAAGGTGATGTATTTCGTAAGCCGAAACGCAGCAGGAGCGTATAACCAAATGCTGAAGCGTCAGGCTGAAAAGGTCGAGCAGATGTGGAACATCAACGCCAAGCTCGAATACCTTCGAAAGGAGTTTGGTTTGGATGAACACCTGCAATGACTGCTTTTTCTTTAGCGGAAAGAATGACGGTAACGGCATCTGCACTAATGAGGTTATTGGGCGTCAGCTCCATCTTCCGTTCATACCATGTCACGGAAAAGAGCGAGCATGTTGGGCGTTCGAGCCGGATCGTGCAGTGAGAGAAAAGGATGAGGTAAAACAAGATGGACTGGTTTCATCTTGATGACTCTTGCAGGGTAGAGGTCGATCTGTTCGGAACGGAGAACGAGGTCTACTGGATTGATATTCCATTTCAAGGCGAGAACTACAGTGTGAACCTGCTACACGAGTTCCGAGACAACCTGTGGTATGCAGATTGCCTCAAGCCCAACAACACACATCATTTCTTTACAAGTGGAGAGGTAGCCAAGATTATAGACTTCTTAGATAGGGAGGGATATTTGGATGAATCTGCAAAAAGGAGTAGCGATAGATGGCGACGTGAGCAAAAGCGACGCGATCTACGACAAGTTCTTCTTCTATAACAAACCGACAAGCACCCAGATCCGTCTATATCGTAACCCTCGTACAGGCGAGTGGTATGGAGAAGAAGTCGACAACGACTATGGTGTCAGAGAACTCGACAAGGAGGAGATACAGGAGTACATTCGTTATATTCCAAAGCATGAACTCAAGAACGACTGAAAGGATTGATATTCATGACCCCTAACGAGTATCAGAAGCTCGCATTCCGTACCGCTCCCTGCCCTGGCTCTGTAATTCGATCTGAGATGCATGGCGTCTTCGGTCTCACGTCCGAGGCGGGCGAGGTCGCAGCCCTGTATCAGAAGCAGTATCAAGGTCGAGAGATCGATCGTGAGCACCTCATGAAGGAGCTTGGAGACTGCCTGTGGATGATCGCTGAGATCTGCACTGCAAACGAGTTCAAGCTTGAAGACGTCATGATCATGAACATCGAGAAGCTTGCGAATCGGTTCCCAAACCACACCTTTGATGTTTACGCTGATCAGCACCGAGCAGAAGGCGATATTTAGGGGATGTTATGACCGACAAGTCAGACAACAAGTTCTTGTGGCGAATGGGCTTTGTTTTGGGCTCCATCGCAGCTATATTCGTAGTGTTCCTGCTACCACTTCTCATTGAGTATCTGGTCATCACAGCACTCATGTGGGTACTATTCTGGTGTTTCGGATGGGAATTCAGCATTCTCTATCCTGCTGGGATTCTCATCCTAGCACATCTTATCCGTTTCATTCACAAGGGGATCATCGAGTAAAGGAGATTGATATTCATGAAGGCTCTTAAGTGCGATTGCTGCGGCAAGTTCTACGAGGGTTTCACCAAGAAGGGTCTTAAGCACCCTGAGGTTCGCCACACCATTTCTGTTCGGGAGCGTTCTGAGGACGAACTCGATTGGAAGTGGGTCCGTTACGACCTTTGCCCCGAGTGCTGGGACAAGCTTCGCGAGTCCATGGGCTGGGACGAGGATAAGCACTACGAGTAGCCGTATATTTGAAAGGAGAAAGCCATGGAGGTTAAGCCTATCACGCCGGAGGAGTTCGAGCGCCGCATGAAGAAGATCAAGAAGACCTACTACGATGAGATGGGCGACATCGAGCTTGCCCACCGGTTGGCGGACGATCTCATGACCGAGGTCCTCAACTCGCTCGGGTACTCCGAGGGTCTCGCCATCAACAAGTCCATGAAGAAGTGGTGGGCGTAGGAGGTTTGTTGTGGGCCTGTTCACAGGGATTGTCTCTGTGATTTGGATCCTTCTCTATCTGGGGACTCTGGCGCTAGCAATGCCGGAGTCCCCTGAGGATTCCTATCACAAATGGCTTTGACAAAGGACATAAGATGACAAAGATAGTTGCTGAGAAGTGCCAGTACACGATTGATATTCTGCCGAAGTGCTGCGGAGAGTGCCCGTTCTGCGTGAAGTACAACTACCGCGACAACGCATATTACGGGATAGCGTATAGCTGCCGACTCGGGTATATGGAGAAGGGCGATACGCGAGAGTTTGACGTGAAGCGTCGCAAGTGGCCTGATTGCCGAATCGATAGCGATTCCCGCATATCTACTTCGAGGTGGTAGACTATGATCCACAAATATGGTTGGTTTTTCGTGGCAATGTTGGTTGCCTTGATATTCGCTGTTGCGGTCATAGCGGGCCTTGCGAATGTGACCTCTGTCGAGGCTGTGACAAACGCGGATTACGTGGCCAACAACGGCAGGAAACTCAGGGCCGTTGAGCATGTTATCATCACAGACATGGACACGGGAATTCAGTACATATATTTCAGAGGGTACGGAGTTTCGCCGCTTATCACTGAAGATGGAAAAGTGTCGAAAACCGTGGAGTGAAAGGAGATCAGCCATGAGATCGAAGAGGTGCGATCGGTGCGGAAGGTTCTACGAGGTCAAGGAGGAGGAAAGTCGGTCTAGCGAGAAGATATTTCTCCTCGAACCCTTTGACCGGAAGAACAATGAAGATCTGAAAGTTGTTCGCAATCTGGGCATCTCATTCAAAACCACCAACTGCGACACCATTCGTTTTCTGGACCTTTGCCCCGAGTGCTACGAACGTTTAAAGTCGTGGCTTCTTGAGGAACCGAGATTGGGGGATACCGTGCACCGGCTTTGCATTATCAAGACGTTCGCCAATGACGAGTTCTTCAGCAACATAGACTTCGACAAGTATCTCGCCAAGGAATTCGAAGACAGGTATCACGGTCATAGACTTGATCCTTCTGACGAGAATGCGTTTCTGTTCTTTGTCATGGCCACTGGTTCAGAGATTGTCGAGCTTCACAGAAAATTCGACAAGCTCGGCATCCTCGTAGATGCAGCAAACTTCAATGAGAGGGACGAGTAGTATGTCAAGCGTAACAACCAGACTCAAGGCTTGCGAGATTCGCCTCAACTACGTGGCCGAGGAGATTGGCTCCGTAGCTGGGGATATTTTCGACGGGAATGCACGACAGGTCCTTGTCGAAAATCGGTATCGTTCGCTCGCAAGACAGGTTCTTGAGATCAAGAAGAGTCTGTCCGAGATTCGCCATGATATTCTCGATGGGACCAGCGATGAGTAGCTCGGATAAGGATTGTTGCAAACTCTGCGGGGCGAAGACGCTGCCACTGTTTGCATATCCTCATGATGTTCCAGAGGTCATCCCGTTCAGGGTTTATGACGGACAGGAATGGAAGGGCGCTTCAGTACGACTCTGTCCTAAATGCGGATATATTCAAGGAGTAGTTTATGATCAAGCTTGATAACACAGATGTATTGGGTTGGGAGCACGCGGTCCGAGGGATGCGCAACCCGATGAACTCGTGGAAGAAGAGTGATAGCGAATTTGAGGTGCTCGGAAAAGAGCCGGATGATGCTATCGTAGTCGATTGGCCTGGGGACGCAGGGAGTTGGATCGGTCCCAATGACCAGAAGCTCATGATGACGCTCCGCGACGCCGGCACGGACCATCGTAAGTTCATGCGCATGCTCGTGGTGTATGTTGATATTACCGCTCCTCTGTACTGGTGGAAGGAGTTCGACACGTACAAGGTGGGCACGGTCGCCAACTCGTGCAGCACGATGCATAAGATCCATGCGAAGGAGTTTGATATTTCGGACTTCTCGTTTGAGAAGCTGATCAACGATTGGTATGATCTGGACCATTGCGACTGCGTCATAACCTCAGAGCCTGATGAGAACGGTCAAGGTCCTGCATATTACTTTGACCCTAGCGCTCTTCTTGAGGTTGTCATTGACATGCTTAACAAGGCTCGTAGCCTATATTTGCAGACCAAGGACAAGACGTATTGGTGGCAGATGATTCAGCTTCTCCCGTCCTCGTACAACCAGAAGCGCACGGTCATGTTCAACTACGAGGTTCTGGCGAATATTTACAAGTCTCGTAAGGATCATCGTTTGGACGAGTGGCATGACTTCTGCGACTGGGTAGAGACGCTGCCATATTCTAAGCTGATCACTGGAAAGAAGAGAACCGATGTCTGAGAAAGTAGGCAAGCTTCTCATCTGTGATCGGTGCGGAAAGCAGGTATTCCTCAAGTATATTCGGACAGAGGCATTCGACGGGGGCTATTCCAAAGTCGACTATTTTGAGAAGAACCCTGAAGGATGGAAACAAGACTGGGGAGTCGGGATGCTTTGCCCGGAATGCCGCAGCGAATACGAAAGCCTGATTGAGAAGTTTATGCAAGAACGCAAGCCTGGGTGGAAACTGAGTAAAAGGGAGTAAACAAAATGAAGGACATTGTAGAGAAGATCGTTCGAGACTACGTCGACTCGCATCTCGATAAGTCGGACTCACCTGTCAAGTATGACGTGTTCATCGTGTGGAAGGCTTATATTCTAGGGAACTGGAAGGCGCTTGCGTCGACCACCCTTCCCGATGGCATGTACTACGAGATCACGTACAACAGCAACAAGGACTGCTGCTATCTCGACGCTTACAAGAAGTTCGAGAACCAGGAGATCTCGCTCGCTGATATTCCTGAGGATGACATTGAGGAGATGTTCAGCAAGCCCGAGTACAGCAAGCTTATTCAAGAGCTTACCGAGTACGGCGCTCTTGATAGTGAGGTTTACGGCGACTTCGTTGGAAAGTCGGTTCTTGAGCTTGTGAAGACTATCGACGATCAGGAGCACAGCGGATTCACATACAGCCTCGTCTCCAAGATATTCTCGAACTACGCTAAGACCGGGACTATCTACGACACGCCAGCTATTAAAAAGTAGCCAGTTTGGAGGGCTTCAGTCATGACTACAGATCTGTCATTTCTTTCAACTAAAAAGGCAGTAGTGAGTCACGATTCCGGAAAGATCTACAGGGACGGTGACGTATATTATACATACGAGACATACAGCATCGCCCAAAAGCACGGAATGTCTACTCGCGAGATATCCTTGTACCGAGATTCAATTGACAACAAGTGGCGTGGGGACATCATCGCCTTTGGAGAATCTTGGACGCTCGATCAAGAAGATGTCGACTATGTCCTTAAATTTCTGGAGGAGTGGGGCAGTGAGCATTTCTGATTTAGAGCCTGTGTTTTACACGGGCCCGATCGACTTCAAGACGAACAAGCCAATTCTCCGTGTATATTTAAAGAGAGGCGCGGACATAGTCGGCGAAGTCGACGTTGACAAATACGCGGAGTTCGATCAGTATCGAACGAACATCGAGCCTCCAATCCGACTCGTCGACAGTCAGTTCCATATTGAGAAGGTTGACGATCGCAAATAAAACACGCCCTATAATGAGGAGGAAAGATTTTAATGAGACGCCATGATCTGGTTGACCCTGAAAGTCTCGCAGCTCCACGGCTGAAGGTGTATAGCAGTGGCTTTCCTTCTCATTTATTTTTTCGTTTCTCTTGAAAGGAGAAAGCTATGAAGATCGACGTAATCCAGAGCGCGGTAAGAGGAGTGCCAGAGGCGGTGAAGGAACATTCTCCAGCCATTCTGGTAGGGACAGGTCTTGTCTGTCTCGTGAGTGCGGGCGTCATGGCTGTACGTGCCACTCCTACAGCTGTAAGGCTTATGGACGACCGTGCGGCAGAGATGTACAACGACTACACGGATATTTGCAAGCACAATGACGAGGAGCCTAAGATCTGGGCGGACTGGCTTGCAGTGGATGATGGTAAGACAATCACCGAGCTCCCTGCATACTATCCGTCTGTATATTTCCATCGCCTCGGATTCAAGGAGGTTGTCAAGTCAACTTGGAAGTGCTATATTCCAAGCGCTGTGACAGCCGGACTCGGCATCGCCTGCGTGATCGGAGGACTCCGTATCAGTGGCGCTAGGACTGCTGCAATGGCGGGAATCGCCGGAGCTGCCGAGAAGAAGCTTGAGCGTTATCAGGAAGCGATCGAGAAGATCGTCGACGAGGACCAGGCCAAGGCTGTTGACGAGGAAGTCGCCAAGCAGGAGATGAAGGAGGCTTGTGATATTTCAACCCCCGGAGAGATCATGCCTTGCTCGGTCCATGGTCCGGATCTGGTATTCGAGCCTCTGACCGGCAGGTTCTTCCGTTCGGAGCGTGAGCTCATCCGAAGTGCCATCAACGACTTCAACCATGACTTGATCGATGTGGTTTGGATGGATCTGAACGAATGGTGCGCATATCTCGGCGTTCCGGGATGCGGAGCCGGAGACATGGTTGGGTGGAACAGTGATCGTCTTCTTGATGTTCGTATTAGCAGCGTGGTTGCGCCTAACGGCGAGCCTGCTCTTGCTCTTATGTACAATACGATGCCGACTGTTACGTTCAAGTACTAGGCATATTCGCAAATAGAACATGTCCTATAATGACATGGTAACAATCAACAGAAAGGAAAGACCATGAGCAAGATCACCACCATCATCGCCAACGCTAAGGACGACATGAAGGAGGCTTCGATCGGCAAGAAGATTGCCATTGGCGCAGGTGTCGTCGCCGGTATTGCCGCTGTTTCCGCTGCGGCAGTGCTCGTCGTGAAGCACCTCCCCAAGGCAGCCGAGGTTGCTGAGAAGGCTTCCGAGGTCGTTCCCGAGGTTGTCGAGAACGCGGCTGATATTGCTGAGGCATCCCTCTAAGGGGTTCGAAGCATGTCAAGAAAGGAGGGGAGTCGAAAGGCTCCTCTCCTTTTATTTTTTCGACGGAGGAAGAATGCCAAAGACGATTAAGAACCTCATGACGGCTGAGAAGCTCGCCAAGATGGATCTCAACGATATTCTTGCGGACATGAAGGTGATCCTTGTTCACCAAGCCGCTTTGATAGGAACCGCGTACGAGGAGATCGACGGACAAGTTCCAGACCTTGCCAAGGAATGCATATCCTTGATCGGAACCATAAACGACCGCCTGACTATGGATGTCAAGGCGCTTGACGTGAAGCTCAACACACGCAAGGCCACTAAGCAGGAGACCGATATTCTCGAAGAGTCTCGCAAATAGAACATGCCCTATAATGACATGGATACCCACAAACGAAAGGATTCAAAATGGGATTCGATATTGCTAAGCTCGGTGTCGGAGTCGTTGCAAGCCTCGGAGGCAGCACAGTTGCAAACGTCGTCCTGAAGGGACTCATGCCCGCTAACCTGTCAAAGTTCGATAAGGTCTTTTACGAGGTCGGGCGGCTGTTCATCGGATGCGCGGTTGGAACCGCTTGCGCCAAGGAGAGCGACAGGATTTTCGATACGATCGGTAGCTTGTTCGGTCGCAATGAGAGCGAGACGTACGAGGCGTAATCATGTACAAGTATAAGAGGTCGTTAACACGGCCTCTTATATTTTTAAACTAGGAGGTTAAGGATGGCTGAGGTTAAGATGCCTGAAAACAATGTCCACAAAATCGAGACGATCAATGGCGAAGATATCGTGATCCCTGAGCTCCCGGGTAATGACATCGATGACCGTGGTCGTCCTAACGAGACCGAGGGCGTGGTCAGCGCCAAGCCCCACAAGAAGACCGTCGGCGAGAAGGTGAAGAAGGCTCTGACGGACGAGAACGCCAACAGCGTCTTGAACTACGTGATATTTAAGATCGCGGTTCCCAAGGCCAAGGACATGATGTACAACATCGCTAGCGAGACGCTCGACACGATTGTCGACACCGTGACCGGAGGCCTGTCGATGAAGCTCTTCGGAGACATCAAGGGTGCACGGAGCTCGACCGTCGTCACGCATCGCGGGTTCAACGACTACGCAAGCATATCCAAGGATCGCGGACGTATCTCGCGAGTGCCAGAGACGAGGCCCATAGCGACCGTCCGTCAGAGGACTATCGGATATTCTGTCGACTTCGAGTTCACGGATCGCTCGACGGCTTACGAGGTCCTTGACAGGCTTATCGTGCAGGTCAAGAACCACCGAGTCGCGACCGTTGGATATCTGTATCAGCTTTGCAGGCAGCCCACGACTCCCATCTTGTTCGAGTGGGGCTGGGACGACCTCACCGATCGGAACGCAGGCGTCAGGCGTGTAGGAAGCGTCTTCGTGCTTGACCTTCCCGAGCCTATTGCACTTGCGACCGACAACGACGCCCCGTTCTAAGGACACACGATGTTCGGAGTCAGGTATCGGAACTGGAGACTCTGGATTGGAATGACGGACAATTCCCGACTGTACAACATATTTGTGCTGTTGGGTTTTGTCCATTCTCCAACTTTCGAGGTGTTTTGCAACAGAAGGAGATATTGATGGACGACAAATGGTTCAGGCCTGGACCAGACGTCAACGCGTTCACTCTAAGGAAGCTCGATACCCTTGAGAAGATCGCAATGGCCTGGAACAACAACGGTCTCAACAGTCTTCCTCATCAGCGCATGCAGAAGCGTATCAGAAAAATGGCCCCTGAGCTGGGAAAACTTCTCGACTACGCTTGGACTATCACATACGGTGAAGAGGCTAGGAACGATTATATTTAGTCGACTAGAAAGGAAGCACCATGACTTTTGCAGAGTTCAAGAAGAACGCTGAGGAGTTCTACTCTGAGCACGAGGAGACGATAGTGTACGTGGGCGTCGGCCTCATGTACCTCGGCACCACGGCATATTGCGCGTATCAGATCGGCAAGACGCTCGGGTATATTGCAGGTACTAGAGACGGAGTCACGGCAGCGGAAGCTCTCGTCAAGCACATGGAGCCCGAGGCGTACGCTCGAATCGTCGCCAAGGCCGAGGAGTTCAACAGCCTCGCTAACGCCGTTAACAAGGCGGTGGGCTAAACAGTAGAGAAGGAGGGATCGAAAGGTCCTTCCTTCTCTTTTTTGACTGATATTCTCGCACGAGAATCATACGCTATAATAGGAAGGGTTGGAATACGACCTTTCTTTTTTATCACTCGTATCTCTTGAAAGGAGAGAACAATGAAGCTCGACATCATCGTTCAAAACGCTCAGAGGGCTATCTGCAAGGGAGAATTCCTTGCGAAGAAGCACGCTCCCGAGCTCCTCATCGCGGGTGGGGTTATTTCCATGGTCGCGGCAGTCGGTACGGCTGTTGCAGCCACCACTAAGCTTGAGGCGATTCTCGACGACACCAATTCCAAGCTTGAGGCTGCTGATATTGCCGTGAAGCGTTGCAAGGAAGATCCTGAGAAGTTCAGGAAGATGTATGAGGATCGAGGCGTCACGGAGTACACCGAGGAGGACGCCGTCCGAGAGAAGACTATCATCTATATTCAGGGAGGCTGGAAGGTCGTAAAGCTCTATCTCCCGACCGTCACGTTCATGGCTCTGAGCGCCGGGTGCGTCCTTGCGGCACATGATATCCTCAGCAAGCGCAACGTGGCCCTGCTTGCCGCATACAAGGCCTCTGAGAGCAGCTTCCTCAAGTATCGTGACCGCGTCCGCGAGGAGATCGGTGAGGAGCGCGAGAACGATATTTACTACGGCAACGTAGTCAGTGAGACCATCAAGGAGAAGGTTGAGGATCCGGAGACTGGTAAGACCAAGACCGTAAAGCGTGAGCTCAAGAAGACCGGCGGTGTGGTTTGCAGTCGTTATGCCCGTTTCTTCGACGAGACCAACCCGAACTATAACAAGCCTTGCAAGAACCTTGAGACAGGTGAGTTCGTCGATATTCGCACCGCAGCCGAGCGCAACCGTTATTTCATCGAGTGCCAGCTCCAGAAGGCTAGGCGCGAGTTCAAGCGTCGTGGCCACCTGTTCCTGAACGAGGCTTACGACCTGCTCGACATGAAGCGCAGCGATGAGGGCCAGCTTGTCGGTTGGATCGATGACGGCGAGACTGAGATCGATTTCGGTATCTATGACGTCAAGTCCGTTCCCGAGCGTGCTGCGTTCATCAACGGTACCGAGGCAAGCGTCCTGATGGACTTCAACGTCCAGGGGGTCATCTACGACCTTATTTGAGAGCGAGAGGGTCTGAACGCGCTCGGGTCGGGGGTGTTCTGGCAGGACATCCTCGACTACCCTTATATTTATGTATGCCCGCCTGAGAGGAGCAAAGATGACCGCTAACATGAAAGCTGTCCTGTGCTTCGCAGTGGGCCTTGTGGGAGGCGCTGTAGCCTCATATTTCTATCTCGACGCTAAGTACGAGAAGCTTCTCGACGAGAGGGTCGAGGAGGAGACCAAGGCCATCCGAGCGAAGTACACCGGTATGCTTGAGAAGTACGATCTTGTCGTGAACCGTAAGGTCGCGGAAGATGGTAAGGATGACGTGGCTGATATTTCCGCAGGTCAGAGCCCTGAAGGGAATGTGTCTTACGGCACGTACGCATCCGAGAGCTATATTCCCGTTAAGGGCGCTTCCGAGGATAGCGTCAATCAGATGCGTGACGAGATCGATAAGGTCTCTAAGGACGCGCACGAGGACTTCGAGGCTCACATGGCCAGCCTTGAGCATCCTGAGGATGACGAGGAAGAGGAGACTGAGGAGGAGCGACTTGAGCGAGAGGGTCGTGAGATAACCGAGGAGGCCAACAGGGCTTGCGAGGAGTATACTGGGCCTTATATCATCAGCCCTGAGGCGTTCTCTGAGACCCATTCTCACTATGAGAAGCGCGACTGGGATTACTACAGCGTCAACCAGGTCATGGTCGACGAGGAGGGCAATGTCGTCGACGACTACGAGGACTTCGTAGGAACCCAGTTCAAGAATTGGTACCTCCATATTTCTCCCGAGTCCGACAACTTGATGGAATGCTACGTACGCAACGACAAGTTCGGGGTCGACTACTGCATCAACCCGTTCCCGGAGCGATGGGTCTTCGACGAGGAGCTTGACGACCGCGAGGGTCTTGAGATCCATATCTCGTCTAGGTAGGTGAGAAGATGGAGGTTCGAGACTGTTACTTCAACTGGCTTTGCAACATAGTCGATGCCTACGACTCGGACCATAGCTTCAAGAACTTGATGGGTGTGCTTTTCGATATTCCTTTCGAGGGATTCGTCGGTAACGACATCAACCGAGAAGAGGACGGGAAGTGCCTTCGCAATGAGTTTGCAGATGCCAACAATTACTTGAGTTATGCTCCGATCGAGGGTCCGTGCAACGTATTCGAGATGCTTATCGGGGTCGCCATAAGGATGGAGAACCTCCTTTGGGACCCTGATTACGGTGACCGAACGGCCAATTGGTTCTGGATGATGATCCAAAATCTTGGTCTAGATGGTCTTGACGATATGCATTGGAAGGGCGATATTAGCCTAATTTATGCAGAGCAGACCATCGATATTTTCGTAAGCCGTATGTACGATTACGACGGATCTGGAGGACTTTTCCCCTTGCGAAAGCCTTCTGAAGACCAGAGAAAGGTCGAAATCTGGTATCAAATGAGTGCCTATATCGACGAAAATCTGATGCCTGAGGACGATGAGTTTGAGTGAAAAGCTCGAAATTTTGTGACACTTTTGATTTTTTGAAAAGTGTCACAAAGTGTCACAGTCCTTCAGGAAGCTGAAAAGACTTGGTCAAAATTCCTTGAAAAGTGTCCCAATGTGACACTTTTTGAGACAAACGTCCAGTTAAGTTTGCGCAGGTAGTTGCAGGAATGTGACACTGTTACATTTACTTTTTATCTACGCGCGAGGTAAATAGTATTATATATATATAAAAGAGTTTTGGCCAAAAAACGGAAAAGTGTCACAAACCCTATTTTTGAGGTTTTGAAAGGAGGTTGAATGGATTTCTTCAAGATTCGTCGTCGAGCGGGACGCAAGGCTTCAGACGGCATCTGTCTTTATCCGGATTTCGCGGTCCGAGGGTTCAAGGATCTTATGACTCGCGGAGGAGCATTTTATGCAATCTGGGATGAGGCAACCGGGGCGTGGTCTAGAGACGAGTATGATGTTGCGAGGCTTGTCGATGACGAGTTGACAACCTTCTACGATTTCATCACGCAAAGGGAGCCGGACAAGACTTTCGTTCCGGAGTACATGTCTTCATATTCCAGTGGGTCGTGGACGAAGTATCGGAAGTGGCTCAAGGACACTCCGGACTCTTATCATCTTCTGGATCAGGAAGTGGTCTTCCAGAACACGAAGACCGACCGAGAGTCATATTCCAGCAAGCGAGTCCCATATTCCCTTGAGCCCGGACCGTGCGACGCTTATGATGAACTGATGTCGACTCTTTATGACAAGTCCGAGCGAGAGAAGATCGAGTGGGCTATCGGGTCGATATTTGTTGGAGACAGCAAGAAGATCCAAAAGTTCATCGTTTTCTACGGCGAGGCTGGTTCGGGCAAGTCGACTGTCCTCAACATCATTCAGAATCTGTTCGAGGGATATTACGCGACGTTCGAGGCGAGCTCTCTAGGATCCGCTTCGAACCAGTTCTCGACTGAAGCGTTCAAGACGAATCCTCTCGTGGCAATCCAGCATGATGGCGATCTGTCCAAGATTCAGGACAACACGAAGCTGAATTCGATCGTGTCTCACGAGGAGATGTTGATCAACGAGAAGTTCAAGTCTCCGTACACGAGCCGGATCAACGCGTTCATGTTCATCGGAACCAACAAACCCGTCAAGATCACCGACGCGAAGTCTGGCCTTATTCGAAGGCTGATCAACGTGACTCCGAGCGGAAGGAAGATCGAGCCGGATCGATATCAGGAGCTGATGGAGAGGATCAAGTTCGAGCACGGTCATATCGCGCAGCATTGCATCGATGTGTACAAGTCTCTAGGCATCCATCACTACGATAGGTACAAGCCTCTCGACATGATGTTCAAGACGGATGTGTTCTTCAACTTCGTCGAGGACTCATATTTGGTGTTCGCCGATCAGGATGGAGTCACTCTCAAGCAAGCCTACGACATGTACAAGGCATATTGCGACGAGTCCAAGACGGAGTTCGTCCTTCCCAAGTACAAGTTCCGAGAGGAGCTCAAGAACTATTTCGATGACTTCTTCGAAAGGGGAAGGGCCGGAGGAGCCGGAAAACAGGTGAGGAATTACTATTCCGGCTTCAAGAAGGACCGCTTCGACGGTCTCTTCATTCCGATGAAGAAGGGCTCCGAGAAGGAGTCTTGGCTTACCCTCGACAAGACAGAGTCTATATTCGACAAGGAGTGTGCAGATTGTCCGGCGCAGTACGCCACAAAGGAGGAGACTCCTAGGAAGCGTTGGGATGATGTTCGCACGACCCTCAAGGATATTGACACGACAAAGATTCATTACGTCAGGGTCCCTGAGAATCATATTGTGATCGACTTCGATCTGAGAGGCGATGACGGCGAGAAGTCAGCGGAACTGAACCTCAAGGAGGCATCCAGATTCCCTCAGACTTATGCTGAGTTCAGCAAGGGCGGCGCTGGAGTCCATCTGCATTATATTTACGATGGGGATCCGAGCAAACTGAGTCGTCTATATTCTTTCGGGATCGAGATCAAGGTGTTCAGTGGGAAGAGCAGTCTGCGAAGGAGGTTGACAAAGTGCAATGATCTTCCTATAGCTCATATTTCCAGTGGGCTGCCGTTGAAAGGAGAGAAAGTGATAAATCGCCGAACCGTTCAAAGCGAGAGGGGGTTGAGAGCCCTAATCGCAAAGAATCTTCGCAAGGAGGTGCATCCGGGAACCAAACCGAGCATCGACTTCATCAAGAAGATTCTTGATCAGGCTTACGAGTCCGGTATGACGTATGACGTGAGCGATATGTTCACGGATGTGCTGGCGTTCGCCAACAACAGCACTCACAAGGCGGCATATTGTGTAGACCTTGTGAACCAGATGCATTTCAAGTCAGAGGAAGAGAGTCCTGGGGACTCGGACTACAACGACGAGAGGATCGTATTCTTCGACGTCGAGGTGTTCCCGAACCTATTTCTCGTGAACTGGAAGTTCGAGGGCGAGGGCAATCAGGTTGTGAGAATGATCAACCCTACGTCTCAAGAGATCGAGAAGCTCATGTCCATGAAGCTGATCGGTTTCAACTGCCGTAGGTACGACAACCATATCCTGTATGCCCGATATTTGGGATACTCGAACGAGGAGCTGTTCAAGCTCAGCCAGAGAATCATCGGCAAGGACCGTAACGCATTTTTCGGAGAGGCTTACAACGTTTCCTACACCGACGTGTACGATTTCGCATCGGCTGGAAACAAGAAGGGCCTCAAGAAGTGGGAGATCGAACTCGGGATCCATCACCAAGAGCTCGGTATGCCATGGGATCAGCCGGTTCCGGAGGATCTGTGGGAGGAAGTCGCCGAGTATTGCGACAACGACGTTATTTCCACCGAGGCGGTCTTCAACCATCTTTCTGGCGACTGGGCAGCAAGGCAGATTCTGGCTCAGATCTCAGGCCTTACGGTCAACGACACGACGAACCAGCATTCCACAAGGATCATATTCGGAACCAACAAGCATCCTCAGGATCAGTTCATCTACACCGATCTGTCCGAGATGTTCCCCGGATACAAATTCGAGAGGGGCAAGAGCACATATCGTGGCGAGGAAGTAGGCGAAGGCGGTTACGTCTATGCCGAACCCGGAATGTACACGAATGTTGGTCTTCTCGACGTCGCGTCCATGCATCCGACTTCCATCGAGCAGCTTAATCTGTTCGGTCCTTACACCAAGCGATTCAGCGAAATCAAGCAAGGAAGGATCGATATTAAGCATGGCGACTGGGATGCTGCCAAGAAAATCCTCTCAGGAGCCCTTGAGAGCTTCGTAGAGGCCCTTGAAAGTGGCACCGCGTCCTTCACAGCTAAGGATCTCTCAAATGCCCTTAAAACGGTTATCAATAGCGTATACGGCCTAACGGCTGCATCGTTCGAGAATCCGTTTAGGGATCCACGCAACAAGGACAACATCGTTGCTAAGCGCGGTGCGCTCTTCATGGTCGATCTGAAGAACGCGTGTCAGGAGAAGGGATGGACTGTCGTCCATATTAAGACCGACTCCATCAAGCTGGCCAACATCACTCCTGAGATGATCGAGTTCGTCACGGAGTTCGGAAAGAAGTACGGATATTCTTTCGAACACGAGTCGACCTACGACAAGATGTGCATCGTGAACGACGCCGTCTATATTGCTCACTCTTGCTACGGAGAGCACAAGGGCGAGTGGACGGCAACCGGTGCACAGTTCCAGCATCCGTATATTTTCAAGAACCTCTTCTCCCACGAGAAGATCGAGTTCAAGGATCTTTGCGAGACCCGCTCTGTGTCCACATCCCTATATTTGGACATGAACGAGAACCTCACAGTCCGAGATGATGCGGAGAAGGAACTGACGAACCGCATATTCAATGCGAACCTCAAGCCGGGTAAGAGTCCAAAGCGACTTGATCCGAACTTCGACGGTATCTCTGATGACGATATTCGGAAGCTCATCGCAAGCGGGCACAATTACGTGTTTGTCGGAAGGGTCGGTCAGTTCTGTCCGATCAAGCCCGGATACGGAGGCGGCCTTCTTGTTCGTGAGAAGGACGGAAAGTACTACTCCGTTGGCGGGACCAAGGGATATCGCTGGCTTGAGTCCGAAGTCGTCAATGCTCTCCGCAAGGAAGGTCAGATTGACCTTCGATATTTCGATAGTCTCTTGAACGAGGCAGTCGAGGATATCTCCAAGTATGGAGACTTCGAATGGTTCGTCTCTGACTCCTCTGAGCCAGAGCAGGAACCCGAGACGCCTTGGTGTTCTAACCCGGAGACTAACGATGTAAATCTCAAGCAGTGCGAGAATTGCCGAGAGTGCAATGAATGCGCTGTGATCACCCCCGAAGAGTAGCCTTATATTTGAAAGGAGCCTACGATGGCAGCTGGAAACATTCACCACAACCTCAAGTTCGACGGCCTGGAGTTCGCATATCGCACCAACTTCTCCGGTGCAGACCCTCAGGGGTACAACTCGAAGCACGAGCGTTATTTCGACATCAAGCTCTCTGAGGATGAGGCCAACGCCCTTATCGATGAGGGCTGGAATGTCAGCACCAACGCCAAGGATCCCGACAACCCGATCTACTCGCTTCGAGCTTTCGTTCGCTTCGACGTGATTCCTCCGTCGGTTTGGCAGGTCACGTCCAAGCGCCGTGTGAAGCTCAACGAGAGCACCATTTCCGGTCTCGATCGCGCCAACATCAAGCATGTCGATGCCATCATCCGTCCGTACAACTGGAAGAACAACGGTCGCATTGGCACCAAGGCCATGGTCGAGGAGCTGTATGTCGTGATCGAGGAGAGCGAGTTCTTCGAGCGCTATGCTGATATTCCTGAGGACGATTCTTCCCTCCCGTTTGATGTCGATTAGTCTATATCCTCATCAGCGTCAAGCACTGGACAAGCTCGGGTCCGGCTCCATCCTTTGTGGTGGGGTCGGCTCGGGCAAGTCCCGTACGGCCATCGCCTATTATTTTTGTCACGTCTGTAACGGGTCGATGGATGACGATGGCAATATGTACAGCATGAAGAGCCCTGTCGATCTGTATATTATCACGACAGCAAGGAAGCGGGACACTCTCGACTGGGAAGACGAGCTTGCTCCGTTTCTGCTGTCCCCCAATAGGGAAGTCTGCTATTGGCCGGTTAATATTCACATCGACAGTTGGAACAACATCAAGAAGTACGCTGATGTGATGAATGCCTTCTTCATATTTGACGAACAACGGGTAGTAGGGTATGGAACCTGGGTCAAGACATTTCTTAAGATAGCCAAAGCCAATAGATGGATTCTCTTGTCGGCTACTCCGGGAGACACTTGGTCCGACTATATTCCGGTGTTCATAGCCAACGGGTTCTACAAGAACAAGACCGATTTCACAAGACAGCATTGCATCTATGCAAGGTTCGCAAAATACCCTAAGATCGAGAGATATGTTGGGACGAAGAAACTTGAGAGATGTCGAGATCGGATCTTGGTGACTATGGAATTCGAGAAGCATACTGTCCGTCATTTTCATGACGTCTTCACTCCGTATGATGAACGGACATATTTCAAGATTCAGAAGGATCGGTGGAACCTGTTCACGGATGAACCGATCAAGGATGCCTCTGAAGCGTGTTTGGCTCTTAGGCGAGTTGTCAACACTGACTCGTCAAAAGTGCTTGAGATACTCAAGCTGTTCCTCGACTATCACAAGATCGTCATATTCTACAACTTCGATTACGAGTTGGAGATTCTTCGGAAGATGTGCAAAGACAACCGCATATCCTACGGAGAGTGGAACGGCCACAACCATCAAGCCATACCGAACACCGATGAGTGGCTATATCTCGTGCAGTACACTGCTGGAGCTGAGGGATGGAACTGCGTAGAGACAAACTGCGTTATTTTCTATTCACTCAACTATTCGTACAAGATCATGGAGCAGGCTGCTGGTAGAATCGATCGACTAAACACCCCTTTCAAAGACCTTCATTACTACCGTCTTAGGACCCATTCTAGCATCGATGAGGCGATATTTTCATGTTTTGCCCGAAAACGGCGTTTTAACGAGAACGTTTTCGCAGGTAAACTGGGGTTCGCACGAAAATCATGTGCTATAATAGAAAGGGAGGGAATACGACCCTCCTGAGAGACCCCATTTTGAGGTCTCTCTTTTTTCTTTGAGAGGGGTTCCTATGTCGAAACTTGAAAGCTCGTTTCAAGCGTCTTTGATCAAGGAACTCAAAAGCATATTTCCGGGCGCGATGGTGCTGAAGAACGATCCTAACTACATCCAAGGCTTTCCCGACCTTCTTATTTTGTACAACAATAGGTGGGCTGCTTTGGAATGCAAGCGATCGTCTTCGGCATCATCTCGTCCGAACCAGCGATATTATGTCGAGACCTTGAAGAAGATGTCCTATGCAGCCTTTATTTGTCCAGAGAACAAGGAGGTGATTCTTAGTGAACTTCAACAAGCACTCGTCGATTGAGGGTAGTCACGCATTTCTTGGTGCAAGCAACTACCATTGGGTCAACTACGATGAAGACAAACTCGTCCGGTCATATTTGACAGCCATGGCCAAGCAACGAGGAACCGAGCTTCATGAGTTGGCCCAGAACCTAATCAAGATGAAGGTCCGTCTGCCCGATACTGAAGAGACGTTGAACATGTACGTCAACGATGCTATCGACTTCGGGATGACTCCTGAGCAAGTCTTATTTTACTCGCCTGTAGCGTTCGGCACAGCTGACGCCATATCTTTCAGGCAGGACCGACTCAGGATCCACGACCTTAAGACGGGACGCACTAAGTGCTCTATGCTCCAGCCAGAGATCTACGCATCGTTATTTTGTCTGGAGTATGACGTCAATCCAAGAGACATTTACACAGAGTTGAGAATCTATCAATCGAACAAGATTCAGATTATGATCCCAGACGCGGACGACATATTTCACATCATGGACAAGATTGTTACATTCGATCGGTTGATCGATGAGATTCGAACGGAGGATGAGTCGTGAGTGATGAGCTGATGCACTATGGTACGCCTCGACACTCGGGGCGATATCCTTATGGCTCTGGCAAGGATCCCTATCAGAGCGAAAGGGATTTTCTTGGGACAGCCAATCAGCTTCGCAAGGAGGGGCTCTCTGAGAAGGAGATTGCTGATTATTTTCAGATGTCTCTGAAGGAGCTCAGGTCTGCCAAGTCGAATGCAAGTTCTGCTATTCGAGCCTACAACCGATCCCGTTGTCTTGAGCTGAAGGACAAGGGTTATTCTCAGTCAGCCATCGCACGAGAGATGGGCGTTGGCGAGTCAACCGTTAGGTCTTGGCTCAAGGCTGATATTTCCGAGAAGCAGTCAGTTGCCAAGCGAACAGCCGACATGCTTGAGAATGAAGTCGGCCTTCACAAGTATGTCGATATTGGTGGCGGTGTCGAAAATATGATCGGCATCAACGCTAACCAGCTTAGCAATGCCGTAGCCTTGCTCAAGGACAAGGGCTATCAGGTCATGTACGTCAAGACCGAGCAGATGGGTACTGGAAAATATACCAGCATCAAGGTGCTTGTCCCTCCTGGAGTCAAGTATTCAGAGCTTGCAAAGAACAAGGATCTGATTGCATATCCTGGCTTCTACGCTGAAGACCATGGCACTGTTCTTCGAAAGGTTGAGCCTCCTGTCAGCATTGACAGCAAGCGCATATTTGTCAAGTATGACGAAGATGGTGGCTCTGACAAGGACGGTGTTATTGAGCTTCGTAGGGGTGTTGAGGATATTTCCTTGGGCAACGCTCGATATGCTCAGGTTCGAATCGCAGTCGATGGCTCTCACTACCTCAAGGGTATGGCCATGTACAGCGACGATATTCCTGAGGGCTACGACATCATATTTAACACCAACAAGAAGAAAGGCACTCCTCTCAAGGGAACTAAGGACAACTCGGTTCTCAAGGAAATGAAGAGTGACCAGGACAACCCGTTCGGAGCCACAATCCGTAGGGATGACGAACTGGTTCTTGCTCAGAGGCACTATATTGGCAAGGATGGCAAGGAACACCAGTCCGCGCTAAATATAGTTAACGAGGAAGGCAACTGGAACACTTGGAGAAAGAGCCTTTCTTCTCAGATGCTCTCTAAGCAGACTACTGCTTTGGCCAAAAGGCAGCTCAAGCTAGCTTACGACCTCAAGAAAGACGAGTTCGATGAGATCATGTCTCTTGAGAATCCGACTATCAAGAAGAAGCTACTTGACAAATTTGCAGATGGATGCGACTCGTCAGCTGTGAATCTTAAGGCTGCGGGCCTTCCTAGGCAGGCGTCGAAGGTTATTTTGCCGTTCCCTGACATGAAAGAGAACGAGATCTACGCGCCTTCGTTTAGAGATGGCGAATCGGTGGTTCTTATTCGCTATCCTCACGGAGGCATATTTGAGATCCCCGAACTCACTGTCAACAACAAGCACAGAGGCGCAAGAAAGACCCTTGGAACAGATGCACGCGACGCGGTTGGCATCAATCCAAAGGTAGCAGAGCGCCTGTCTGGCGCAGACTTTGATGGTGACACGGTTCTCGTTATTCCAACTCAGGGAACAAAGATCAATACCTCTGCTCCTCTTAAGGGTCTTAAGGACTTCAACCCTAGTCGTATGTATCCCGCATATCCTGGAATGCCGGAAGTCAAGGGTTCAGGCTTCAACAAGCAGCGTCAGATGGGCGACGTCTCGAATCTTATTACAGACATGACCATCAAGGGCGCTTCTCCTGATGAAATATGCAGGGCTGTTAGGCACTCGATGGTAATCATCGATGCTGAGAAGCACAACCTGAACTGGAAGCAATCATATATTGACAACGGCATTGCCGGCCTGAAAGAGAAGTATCAGGGCGGAGCAAAGCGTGGAGCTTCTACGATTATTTCTAGGGCAAGCTCTGATGCAAGGCCTTTGGCTCGTAAGGAAATAACCAACCCTAAGGTTATGACCGACGAAGAGCGCAAGCGTTATTTTTCTGGCCGAAAGGTATATCGTGAGACTGGTGAAACATATACCAACAAGAAGGGCCAGACCATAAAGCGCACTGCCAAGTCTACAAAAATGGCTGAAGCTGACGATGCATATTCTCTTTCCTCTGGTTTCACGATGGAGAATATTTATGCAGACTACGCCAACCAGATGAAGGCCCTTGCGCGAGACGCTAGAAAGGCTTCTATATCTACGACGCCCATATCTAAGAACCCCGAGGCTCGGAAAGCCTATGCTGAACAGGTCAAAAGTCTTGATTCCAAGCTAAATATAGCCCTTCAGAACAGGCCTGTTGAACGAAAAGCCCAGCTCATAGCCGGTGCTAAGGTTCGTTTGATCAGGCAGGCTAATCCGGACATGGATTCTGACGACATTCGTAAGCTTCGTGGGCGTTGTATAACTGAGGCCCGTGCTGTTACAGGAGCTAAGAAGGCTCAAATCCATATTTCTGACAAGGAATGGGAAGCTATTCAGAACGGTGCTATCAGTAACCACCGCCTTGAGCAGATCATAGACAATGCTGATCTAGACGAGGTAAAGCAGTTGGCTATGCCTAGGAACACTGTTGGTATGTCGAATGCCAAGGTGTCTAGAGCTAAGTCTATGCAGGCCCGTGGATACACCCTCGCTGAGATTGCAGATGCCCTGGGTGTCTCAGTAAGTACGTTAACAACGCCCTTGACTAAGTGAAAGGATGGATGAACATGAAGTGCATGCTCACTACTGTTGACAATCCATTCAACCCTTTCACTAATTGGGACGAATGGTACAACTATGACGAGGCATCAGGCTATTGCACATCAGGTTTGCTTGCTCGAATCACTCGAACCTCGAACGAGTTGAGTGCTAAGGAGCAAGAAGACGCAACAAACGAGGCCATCGATCAGATTATTGAGATGTATTCTGATGGTTTGTATAAAAAAGTGACCGAGGACGAATAAGAACCCCGCCATTTCTTATCCCAAATGGGGAGGGAGGGGGCCTGCGAAAACCGCACCCCCTCCTTCAT